TTTTTCTTCTGGGGTAGTAGGGGGTGTGGGGGGAGAAGGGGTTTCTTCTTTTTCGGAAAAACAATTCAAATCAATTGTTTTATTTGTTTTTATTTGTTTTTTTTGTTTTTCAATTGTTTCTGAATTGTTTTCGATTTGTTTTTTTGCCGCATTGCGGTTTCCTTTCGGAGCCCCACGCTTGCTGGGGATGTCCATTCCGTCCACAATCTGACTATATATGGCAGTCAGAAGGAAGTCCACCTCGAAGGACAAACCTTCCGGCATAGACTGTTCCTCCACGATTGTCCGAATCGCTGAATATGCTTCCGCCTGCTGCTCGGGTTTGAGCTTGGATATAGCGTTCATCCATTCTGTCTTGAATACAAAATCCATATTGCTTACTCCTTATTGTCAATAGACACTGAATGGTCGTTCAGTTGTCTGTGGTAGGTCAATCGTTTCTCTTTGATAAGTCTGCGTAGAGCCGCAAGCGTCTCTTCACGTACAGCGTTGTGTATGGCTGTGAACGGCACAAGCGCAGGAGGATTCAGTTTCTCCTGCATCTGTGCTATCATCTTCAATAGTGCGGAATCGTCAATCATATCTTGTATATTATTGGAAGGTTCGCGGACGTCCACGCAAGAAGCATAGCGTCACGCTCCTCCTGGTTGCTCCGCTTGGCGGTATAGCCGGTGATGGCACATATCTCCTCGTGGGTGATTTTGCGGTCTTTGCCTTTCCATATCTTGCGCAGAGGCGGTTGAAGCCGTACATCAAGGCTGAAGTGCCGCGCTATGTCGGCAATGTCGATGCCTATCTGATGGTTGCGCCCCACGTGGTAGCCTTTCTTCGCCGCCACCGCCTTGCTGTCGGAAGGCAGGGTGTGGAAGTTGTGGGCTGTAGTCCAAGATGCCTCCACCACCACACCGACCACCAACGTTAGGTGTTCGTTGCGCACTCTGCGGAGGTAGTCCATCAGCGCAGGAAGCGTCATTGTGGTTGCGTCAATTCTCTTTGTTCCTCTGATGAGTGTTGCGACACCGCTTGCCTCCACGTCCGGGTCGATGCCGATGATAATGTCGTGGTTAGTCATAGATACTCCTTTCTTCTGTTGATTTCAATCTCAGCCTGTCTAATCATATACTCTTCCTCTGGAGTGGGGATGTACCAACCTTCGGTGGCCGCCCAGTTGCGGAAGCGTTCTATTGCCGTTGTCATATCCTCCGTAGACAAGTCTCTGCTTGATTTCAGCGTCCTCACGTTCTGTTGCAGACGGGTGTCGTAACGTCCGGTGACGAACAAATCTGCATTGCAATGCGCCTTGAAGTAATACCGCTTCACGTAGTCCATCGTGTTGCCCGTCTCCATTGCCACAATGCCGATACAGACGTGCAGGTAGCGGTTCTGTGGGTCGCTCCGTTGCTTCCTCTCGGTCAGTTCGACCGAGGGCGAGTGCTTGTCAATCAACGACTGCAAGCGTGTCTTTGCACGCTTGCAATCGTAGGGATTGGAAAGGTCGAACAACATAGTCCGTTAGAATGGAAGGTCGTCGGAGGAGGCAGACGGAGCCGCCTCAATCTGTTCCGTGGTCGGCTGGCTTGGCATAGGCTTCAGTTCGGAGAAGTCGCCGATGTAATATTTCTCGCCCTCCACCTGCTGGTCTTTCGGTACGCTCACCTTCATTGAATGGGTGTAGGTGCGCTCACCGAAGGTGGAGGGCGTCTTGCGCTCCCATAGACCGACATTCAAGAATACGTGTTCCGTGCCGTCCTTGCACATCACTTTTTTAAAGAATCTCTTCGGAACCTTGGTTAGGTCGATACTTCCTGTGTAGTTCATAATGCTGTAATTCTTATTGATGATTTGACTTTGGTTGTTTTGATGTAATTCTTGTAGGATTCAGGATTTTCTTCTTTAAACCTCTTGGAGTCGAACGTTTCTTTGGTGGAAGGCTCAATGTAGGTAAGCCGCATATTGTCGGTTTCCCATTTCTTCACTCCAGCCTTCTCCATCTCGCCCTTCATCCGCTCAGAGAACGTCTTCACCTGCTCCTCTATCTCTTTTTTCCTAGCAAGTAGGTCAAGAATCTGCATCTCCATAGCCTTGTAGCGGTCGGGCAGAGTGTTGACGCTCGGCAGAGGGTTGACGAATTGCCGTCCTTCCACCTCGGCAGCGAGGAGAGAGTCAATCACGCTGTCAGGAATGCGCTGAACCTCCGTTATTTTAGCCTTGTCCCCACGAAGCCAGATAGCAAGCAGACCGACAACCTTGCAGCCTGGGTTCTGCCGCTCGAAGAACGTTGCATAGATGGACAGTTGCCAACGTACCTTGTCCTCGTTGAGATTACGCACGGTCTTGATGTCGCCAAGGATATACTCCGTTTCGGAGACTTTGAACACCTTGTCAATAGGAGACGCAAAGTGCTCGTTGTCGCTGACAACGTACTCGGATTCACACGGAACGTAGCCGCCCTCCTTGATTAGCCGTTGGTAATTTACCACTTCTGGAATATCCTCGAAAGTAGTGCCGAAGTCGTCGCAGAACTCCACTTGTGCGTGGATTGCACTGCCACGCTCGGCTGCGGCCTTCAGTGTCTCTTCGTCAACCCCGGCATATTCATCGGGAAACAATTGCCGTTGGAGCATCCCAGTGATGCCCTGCAACGCCCTCCCGTCGGGCGCGGTATAGGTATGCCCGACGGGGTCAAATATTATATCTGAATATCTCAACATATTAGCCTTGTTTTAGTTGTTGTTTTCTTTGGGAACAAGCGGTGATTACCGCTTCGTCCTTGCCGAAGTAATAAGAGTTCTTCTTATATATCGCAACGACTTCCTCCTCGGTCTGTGCGGCATACACCGCCGCTATTACTGTCGCCTTGTCAGGAGCAGGAATCTTGGGTGCTGGAGCAGTCGCCTTTGCCTTGCCTGAGGCCTTCGAGGTTGCCGTGTACTCCTTGCCGTTGTTCAAAGTGTCGGCATCCTTTGTGTCGTCGATAGCAAGCAATCCGTTGAGAGCATACTTGCGGGCGTAGGATGATGCCGCACCAGTCACTTGGCTGCCGTCCATTCCTTTTTTTTCCGCTTCCTCACGTGCGAATGCCTGGTTGGATAGCGACCGTTCTCCGTCAGTCAGCGTTGCGGTCGCCTTGACGTAAAATCTGTCACCAAGCACCACAATATCATCGGTGATGGTTAGACACAGCCCCTCGGCTTTGAGGAGAGGCTTAACCGCCTCGAGGATGTCCTCGCAACTGCGGTAATTGAAGCCGCCGAATTTGTTCCATTGGTTCTTCGGTGCTTTGAGTTGTGACTGCACCGCAATCACACGCTCGATAAATGTCTTGTCTGCCATATCTATATTAGTTTTTTATTTGTCAGTATACAAAGCACTTTCGTGGAGGCGAGGAACGATGCCAACGCCCCAGCCTTGATGAGAGCGAACGGCAATAGTGCCGCACTCTCGTCCTCGTTGCAGAGGAGGACGATGCTGACTCCCATCCACACGGTCATCAGCAGGTAGATGATTAGTTTCTTCATATATTTAGTTTTTTTATTAGTCTGATAAAAAGGAGACTATCCTCACAGACCGCCTCCCTGAAAAAAACATTGTCAATAATGAATCGAAAGTAGTAGTCGGCTCGGAGGTATCGAACTTCGCCCCGGTCGTAGAGAATTGGATAAGAAGTTGTTAATAATTACCGACCGAAGCCTGCCTGTGCGAGCCGTGTTGCCTCCCATATCCTCGCGGACGGAGAGGTAATGAAATACAGTCATAAAAAGAAAGTGTGTGGCAGAGGGGGGAATCGAACCCCCTGCAAAAAACAAATATCAACTAAACTCAATTACTAAACTCAATCATACTCTACTAAATGGGAAATGCGGAACCACCGCGCTCTGCCTTGTACCTCCTGCGCCCGTCACGGGTTTGGAGGGAAATTAATAATTATGAGTAAATAAAGTAATGGGAATAGGAGCGGTGGGAGGACTCGAACCTCCCTCGGCACCATGCCACCGCTCGGAATATATAGAGTGAGCAGTCAATTGCTCTGTAAGGAGTGCTGCTCGTTGGTTGGTTGTTATACACTGCGGCGTCATAGGCTCGCCGCTTAGCCCCAGCACCTGTTGCATAGTCGGTGCTGACCACATCCGCAACGCCAACTCACACACTCGGCTGGAATGCTTATTGTGTGCGACTCGTTGCGGTCGTTATGCTTGTTGTCAATACGTCAATGTGCTATTGCCTCTAAGAGGCGTTGTAGGCAGGATGGGAATTGAACCCATCCGTGTACCATACTGCCTTATTCGTAGATGAATGCGTCGGAGCATTCGTGCCCGACCAAATCACAGAACTCCTGTGCTTCACGGAGTAGATGCACGTGTCTGGGGCTGTCCAATCTCAGCGAGATTGCCCACTCGCCGGAGATGTAGCGGTTGCAGTAGACAGACAATTCATAGGTTTTTCCGTCCTCGCCTGTTACCTTAGCAGTAATCTCGGCGTATTGTTCAGCTCTTTCTATCGCCTCTCTGCACTCGCGGACTGCCTTCATTAATGACTCCCGCTTAATACCTATCGGCTTGCGGCTCTCGAGGAGCTTGATGTTCTCCTCGTATTCATCCGCCCATTCGACAAGGAGTTTTGCGGCAGCCTCGTCTGCTTCTCTCACTTTCGGTGCGCTCTCACGGAGAGCCGCTTCAGCGGCTTTGTAGGCTTCGAGCCGCTTCGCCCATATAGAAGGGCGGTATATGCTTCTTACGTCTTCTTCCATATCTATGACCATTCATAAGTGTTGGTATATCCGTTGATGGCTTCGTCAAGGTCGCCTTCATTCTCTATCTCCACGTCGCCCAGCTCACCATCGCAGGCGGTGATGTCAACGATGCTGACGCCATAAGCGTCCTCACCGTCCTCCGGCTCTGTGTAGGTCGCCGCGTGGTAACGCCTGTTCTCTGCCCACATATTGTAGAATACGGAGATGGCTACGTCGTTTATTTCTGTGTAGAACTCCCATTTTTCGTAGGGATGGGTGAAAGCGTCCGAATAGGACTCGTCAATCTCTTTTTTGAATTCTTTCGCGATTTGCGCGATTTGCGCTTCGCTCAATCGGACTTGTGCCAGTTCTGCTTGCATACTCTATATATTTAATTGGTTAGTTAATTAATGACTGAACACCTTGTCAAGGTCGCTCTTCTTGATTCTGATTATGTTGCCGTTTCGTCCTGTGTGGAGCCATCCACCGCGAATGCGGTTGTGGATTGTTCCCACGCTGACGCCCACATATTCGGCAGCCTCCTTGATGGTGAGCAGAGCGTCTTCCTCCTGCGGTTTGACCGCTTCAAGCAGACATTCTCCCCAAGCGAGGAAAGCCTGTCGCAGTTGTTCGGTGGTCACTGAGATGGTGACGTTTTGACCGGACTGCAAGATGCTGTTGATGTCAAGCGTATTCATTTCGTTCTCGTTGCGGTTGTCTTCAGTTCGCGGTAGTTCTGCACTACGCTGATTCTTTTCTTTCCGCCTTTGTTGATGGTGCAGGCGGCAGCACGGACGGTAGATGTGGAGGCTTCTCGGTAGCCGAAAACGACTACGTCACCGACCTCCATCTCTCTCAATGTTGCCCTTACGGACAATTTTTTTACCTTTTTCATTGCTAATTAGTTTTATATTAGTAACTTTGGGGTCTTAATAAGTATTCGCTTTATATCTTTGTTTTGGAATACAACACAAAGATAGGTAAAAATACCTATACACGTATTATATTTGCAAAGAAATTTTAGGTAAAAATACCAATTCAGAATGATTCCAAATAACGAACGTGACGAAAATGCTGTAAGACAACGTATTAATAGCGTCTTAGAAAAAGAAAAATCATCTATTTATGCACTCTCGAAGGAAACGGGAGTGGAGCAGACTAAGTTGAATAGACAACTTAGTGGCACTTCTCGCCTCTCTTTTGAAACAATCAAGGTGTTTTTGCAACGATTTCCGAGGATTTCCGCAGAGTGGTTACTCAATGGTGTAGGCGATATGTGTTGTGGAGTCCCCGACGAACAGCTCGAACGTGAGATAGAGGAGGAGACAGGTCGTGTGCAGAGCATCGGCGACAACTCCAACCACAACACACAGACAATGACGGATTCCGCCATTGCCAAGGAGAATGAGATGCTAAGGAAGAGTATCGAGGAGAAGAACGAGGAAATCAAGTTCCTCCGCTCCTTAATCCAAAGGAATGCAGACTAAATATTTTCGGTTATGAGAAAGTTTTTTAACAAAATGAAAATGATGGATGAGCAGATAGTGGAGACACTGCACATCCACCGGAGCGTGCATCTCGCCAAACTGATGGTGCAGTTCTCTCCTCCCGTAGGCGCAGGATTGATGATGTGCCACACGGCGAGCCTCCTGTGCGGCTGTGTATGGACGATTGCTTCCGTAATAGCGCGGAGTGCGCTGCTCGTGTTCGCGCTTATGGTGGTTCTTTCCGTGGCTTTCGGCTTCTGCTGGATTCATCGGGCTTTCTGCGCATATAATCTGTTGGTCAACGCCTGCATCGAATACGAGAAGCTGTTCGGGTTCGGAACGCTCCTTACCCCGGCGAGATGGTTCGTGCTTGCGCTTGGCGCCGTGCTTTTCGCCCTTTACTTCCGAAGAAAATGGCTTGTGAAAAACAAGAAATACAGAATCTAAAATACAAACAAACCAAAAAACGAGTATGAAAAAAGTATTGATTGCGACAGCGTTGGTGTTAAGTTTTAGTGCCTGCCATAAGTGGGACGGCAAGACGCTGTATTTTTCCCCCGTGGATGAGTTGGTGCATATTGATCCTAATTGTGGTAATATCGTGCGGTACGCTGACGGTCGTATATTCCCGATAGAGAGAGCGTCCCTGTCGGACGCTGATGCCTTAAATCTGTGTCCTATCTGCGTTGACGAGGAGACCAAGCGAGAGATATTGGCGGCAAAACGTAGCAGGATGAAGATTATAAAGTCGGAGAATGATTCTTCTGAGACAACGTATGTTAGCGATGAAAACTAAGGCATTGTTGGCGATTTTGCTTGCTCTGGCATCTTGCGGAGAGGAGAACCGCACACAGAAGCAGGTTGATGATGCATATGTGCAAGGTTATGAGGAAGGCAAGAAGGCAGGATATGAGCAGGGATATGAAGAAGGATATGAGAAAGGCCACGATGAAGGCTATCGAGAGAAGACTGAAGAAATAGAAAATATATACCAATATGATGACTACGATTATTAAGACAGCATTGGCGTTGATGGTTGCGGCTTGTTCCATCTCCGCCTGCGCCCCGGAGCGGACGCATAAGAACCAATCGGAGAAGGTGTATGTGTGCCACGGCCCCAAATCAAAGAGATACCATAAAACTCCCAACTGCAAGGGTCTCTGCCGTTGTTCCACCGACATCAGGCAGATGACAAGGCAGGAGGCGGAGGCAAAGCACTACACCCCCTGCAGAATATGCTACAAAAAAAGGGAGGCATAATCTGTCTCCCTTGTCTCGGTAATACCCATACATAAGTCGCCATGGGCTAATAACTCTCCATCCATTCGGTGTATGCGTCACATCCGCTGAGGCAGTCAGCCACATAGCCGGTGGTGTCCTGCTCGCACAGATACTCCCACACCGCCTTAGCCTCGGTCTGTCCTTCTCCTCGGTCGTAGGCTGTGGCGAACTCCTGCCACTCAGTAGAGGACTCCACTTTCGCCCACAACAACGGCTCCTCATCCGCAACGGAATCCATTAAGCAGATAAAAGCATTGCCGCACCAGCAGGTTTTGTTGACAGCCTCGGTTGAGGCATAGGCGGCGTGGACTCCGAAGCCGCACATAAACATCGCTCCTGAGAGGAGTGCCGCTGAGATATATTGTCTTGTTGTCATTGTCGTTGTTGTTTTTATTCGGTTGTCACTTTGTTTAGATCAATGTCGGGGGTGGCGGTTCGCTTCTTTCCGCTGCGTGTGGTGTAGCGTATCTTGCCTGTCTCATCGTCCACCCACTTGACAAGGGTGATCACCCCGGACTCCGCATTGCTCTTGCTCACGCTGACTTCCTTGCGGTTCACTCCGTCACTCACCACAATGTAGTATTTGACGTTTCCTTTTTTTGTTTCGCCCTGATGTATGCGTGGCGACTCCATCGTGATGGTCTGAGACTCCACCCATTTCGCGCTTGCGGTGGATGCCATCAGCAGTGCCACCGCCAAGAAGATTGCTTTCATAATTTGTTGTTTAGTTGGTTAATATTTAAGTTGTTAGATGTTGCTCTTTTTGCTACCTTTATACTTGACGAACAAGCCGAGTGCCCATATGGGGAAGGCTGCCGCCGCATATATTGCGGTAAGGTCTTGCGTGTCGGTCACTGCCGCCATCAAGGTGGCGGAGAATAGTGACAGGGACGCAGATGCTATAAATCGTATCATAGTTCTTTGATTTTTGAATTACGCCCCAAAGGTAATATGTATAACTTTACTAAACAAATAAAAAGTAAAGAAAATGTATTACGTTAACATTGTTTAGTAATTGGTATACGCATTACTATATATATAATGAGTACCTTTGCGCCATAAACATACAGATATATGGACAACCTTGACAGAATATTAAAGGCGAAAGGACTGACGAAGACGGCATTGGCTGACCGCCTCGGCATCAAAAAACAGAACCTTAACGGGCTTCTCAAGAACCCCACACTTTCCACCATCAGGAGGATAGCGGATGCACTTGACATCAATCCGAGAGAGTTGTTTGCCGTAGGTGCGGACGAGGTGACGGCACTGATTGAGTGTGACGGAGAGTTGTACGTGGCTCACGATCTGCGCACACTCCGCCAATTGGTCGGAGATTTGGAAATCTTGAAATCTGAGAGAGATGAGGCGCAGGGGTAGACCGTTGGGCACGGAGGTGGTCACCCCTCCGGAGGTAAGGAGAATATTTGAGGAGCTGGGTATACAGCTCCTCGCCACACGCAGGGCAAGGCATCTGTCAATAGCCGCACTCTCGGAGTTGGCAAGCGTGTCGAATATGACAGTTAGACGAGGCGAACACCCTGCGGACTATCCGCAATATCTTGGGCTCCACTCTCTCGCCAAGATATGCAACGCTCTCGGCTGTGACATCGTCATCGTGCCACGAAGGAGGTAACTCCCATTGTGTGGGAACAAAAAAAGAGGCTGCACTATGTGCAACCCCTTTTCGGTGTGTGGTGGTGTGGTCTTGCTATCTTGGGATCAAGACCAACGAGCAGTCAAGAGCCTCGCATAGGCTTAGTATCGTATTAAGACTTGCGTTGAGGTTTCCGCCTTCAATCCGTGCTATGTTTGGGCGAGCAACACCGCTCTTCTCGCTGAGTTCCATCTGCGACATCTCTTTGCTCGTCCTCGCTTGTTTTAGTGCCTTGCATAGGCGCATCCGTGCCTCTGCCTCCGCCTTGCGCTTGCACACCTTGTGGTAGGTGTCCTCGTTATCAATTACTATCAGTCGGTATACATCATCATCACTCCATCCGTAGTCATCCTCCCACGTAGGGTTGTATCTGGGATCGGCGAAGTCAGCATAGGCAGCCTTGTCCATTTCTACGAGCGTGTATTCGTTTTTTTCCAAATCCTTCTCGTCTACATCATCAACCCACTCTATGTCGTCTATTGTGACATAGCCATATCTCGGTGTCTGCGTAAGGTAGCATACATCTGTAATTGTTGCCATTTTCTTATTCGTTTATAATTTTGTTGTTATGTTTGTTTATTTTTTCAACCCAATTTCGTACTGGTGTACATCGTAGTCGTGATAGCCTACCTTATATCTATCCAACACCTCGTATGTCAACTCTGGTACATCGTTAAAGACGACAAGGATTTCGTCTTCTCTCATTTTATCAAGCACGTCTGCGATGTCGTTCAACCGCTCTGCGAGGGCTTCTTCGTCCTCGTCAAAAGACGCTGCGTCCTCTCTCAGACTTTCTGCGTCCTCTCTCAGACTTTCTGCGTCCTCTCTCAGACTTTCTGCGTCTGATTTCTCATATAACGAGAGTCTGTCGACTTCGATAAACGCTTTGCGCATATCGAAAGGGGCATCCTCCCATCCGCAATCCATCCAAACCCTCTCGCCGTCACGCTTGGTGTATGAGTGTATCGCTAAGTCGTTCTTTTTCGCGATTTCTTCTGCTTCGGCGAAAGAGGCGAAACCTACGATTGCTTTGCCAGTGTTGGTGTCGACCACCTTGCAATGTGATGGTGTGTCAAGGCGCCTTCGAGAGTTGCAGGGCAATTGACGCTGAAGTAGAAAACATCGCCTTCTTGGTTCACTCCCTTGAAAACTCTTACATCGTCATCAGCGAAATAATCAAGCATTTCTCTCGCCTGTTCTGCGTCGAACCCGTCCAATTCGGTGATATACGCTTCGTTAAGCAAGGCTTGCAATTCTTCTTCGCCATATTCGTCGGACGCCAAAAACGGGTCTGCATTAAATGTCATCACATTAACGTCTGTTGCATTGATTTTTGTTGCCATAGTTTTTTGTTTTTAAGTTAGTATTGGTTTTGATTTCTGACGCAAAGATAATACACAGTGTAGTATATATGCAACACTTCGTTCAACAAAATGCACAATGTTAACACTTTTTAGCAAAGACAGGCAAAAAAGAAGGTGTGACGATGTGCGCCACACCTTACTATATAATATATGCACATTTTGCACAAATATGTATAAAGTGTGCAAAACGCTATGTGTTGCCGAAAAACGGTGTCACCCTCCCTATGCGGTTGTGGCTGTCCGCCGCCTTGACAGCGCCACCCAACGCAGTGTCACGCTTGGCGTAGTAGTAGTCAAGTCTGTCACTGCCGATAAGCGCAAGCCATCCACACACAATTGCCAACACCACGTAGTCATGGGCGAGAGTCTTGACGAGTGCCACTTGTGATGACGAGGTGTCACCATCCATCTGCATTGTCAATGTGTACACATCCGGTGTATGCGCGATGTCGTCCGTGGCGATGTCGCCACCGATGGGTGTAGCCGTGTAGCCGTGCAGGTGCTCAGCCAGCACCGCAAAAGCCGTGTCGGCAAATCGGATAGTCCTCCGTGCATTTTCGCCCTCGCAGATGTCGTTGTATATGTGCTTGACGTGTGCCGTTTCTGCGCTCGGCAGGGTGTCGGCAATCACGCTCAAAATGCTCTGTGCATCATACTCCACCTCATTGCGCATAAGCGCAATTGTCACTTGACGTTGTCCTTTTTTCATTTTCTTCCTGTTTTTTCCGTGTATGTAACTCTTTTCCGCGCATTTAAGTCGCTGACAATCGCTTCTGCAAGGGTAGCCCCTTGCTCCTCGTAAAATTTCGCACTCTCAGGAGCCAAACGCCCAAGATAGTCAGCCAATATGCTTGCAATGACGTATGCCACTGCGTTTGCTCTTATGTTTCTTTCGCCTTGCGGCGCAAGATTGTCGGGGAGAGCAAGGGTGATGATGTAGCCGTCATCGCTGGCGGTGACACTATCCACCCACTCTCCACAGATGGTGACGAGTGATGTCACAGCCGTGTCATACATCGTCGTCAAAAACTGTGCGTCATCGTCAGTGGCAAACACCTTGTCGTAGGTGCTTGGATCATCTGCGCCGACACTCCTGCCGCCGACATAGACGGTCTCGGCAGACACCATCTGCAATGCCTTCAGCTTGCTTAATTGGAATTCAATTTCTTTCATATTATTTCTCGCTTAAAAGTTGGATACTCAGGTTGTTAACCAAGTTCATTATGTTACTTTTCGCGGTCTCAGGCTCTGCTGTCGCACGTGCGTCAAGGGCGAGTTTGAGCAACCTCACGTATAGGTTGCACAAGTCTCTGTCATTCAAGTTGGTAATTGCTCGCTCAAAGTTTTGCTTTTGCGACCACACAAGGCTCGCGACAAAGTTGCCGATGTCGCCACCATTGGCAAAGGCCTCAGCCTTGCGCTGTAGCTTAGCCTCCTCCCTCTTGTTGAGCACAGGTGCTTTGCTTGCGTCTATTGCCGCAAGACGCTCCCACCAAGCTCTCTCTCTCCGTTGTTTATCCATAGTTAATTTTTATTGATTATATCCAAAGGTAAGTACTTAATTTTGAGAGATTAAGATAAAAAATAATTAACTATGATAGGTAGCATTATAGGAGGAGCGATGAAGCTCGGTGGGAGCATCTTCGGCGGCATCAAGGCGAGGCGAGAGGCAAAAAAACAGCAAAAAATGCTTGACGCGCAAAAGGCTGAAAATCAAGCGTGGTATAATCGCAGATACAACGAGGACGGCACTCAGCGTGCCGATGCCCAACGCTTGCTGACCAACACGCAAGACCTGCTCAGGAGGCGGACAAAGGCGGCACAGGGAGCCAATGCGGTGACGGGCGCAAGCACGGAGGCGGTGGCGGCACAAAAGGCGGCAAACAACCAAGCACTTGCCGAAGCGACAAGCACCATTGCCGCTGCATCTGACGCGCGCAAGGACAATATCGAGCAGCAGTACCAAACCAACAACAACGCTTTGGAGGACAAGCAAATGCAAATCAGCCGACAGAAACAAAACGCTATCACGCAGGCAGTGCAGGGCGTGGCAGGTACGGCAGATAGCATAGGCGGCATCAATGACAGATTTGACAAGGACACCGAAAAGACTAAGTGACATGGATAAAAAAAAAGAAATCGTAGGGAGTAGCGATACCCCCGTAATCACCGACAAGAAAGTGACTACTACACCACCTACTACGTCAATTGGTGCGACTGCTCCATCGCAGAGCGAGGACGAGTCCAACGAGCAGCCGCCGACACCGCAAGCACCTCCTACTACGCCTGCCCCGGCGGTCACGACAACGGCTCCAATACAGACACCGCAGAACACCGACACCGACACCGACAGGCGCAATCAAGCGAACTTGGCTGCTCGGACGACCACAGCACCGACAGCCAACGAAAATATGATATTGCAGTTTGATGAGAATAACAAGCCTATCCTTGTCAATGCGGATGTGGCGACGCCGAAAATAACCCCAAAAACTACTGATGCTACACCATCAACGGAAGGTGAGGAGTTCCGCTCTTATAGAGATATCCTCGCCAAGTACGCACCTCTAACGAGTGACGAGGACAAGCGCAAACAGATGCGCAGGGAGAGACGCAAGGCTATCGTCAGCGCACTCGGTGATGGTCTCTCTGCATTGTCCAATTTGTATTTTACAACAAAGGGCGCGCCCGACCAAGGGCTAAAGCCTGGTATGACCGATGCCGCGAAAAAGCGTATGGACGATCTCCGCGCTAAGTGGCAAGCAGAAAAGGACAAATATCAAGACCTTATGCTCAAAGGTTTGGAGATGGATAGAGAGCAGGGCAATTGGTTAAAATCATACGAGTTGCAGAAAAATGCCGACGAGCGCAAGGCGAAGACGTTTGAGAAAGAATTGCCGTTGCTCGAGAAAAAGGTGCAAGCCGCTGAAGAAGAACTGAAAAAACTTATCCGAGAGAACAATGTTGGCGATGCTACGTGGGAAAAAAGTGTGGAGGTTGCCGAGAAAGAACTGGCTTGGAAAGAATACGAGCTTGATTTTATGAAAACGCACAAGGGCTATACTCCTAAGGAGTACAACGAGCACCTTGCTACCGAGCGTTACCGCAGCCGCACGTTGTCAAACAGGGCAGGTGGCGGAGGCAAAAGAGGCAAGAGCGGCAAAGAAAAAAGTGGCGGTAACATCATTATGTCAACACAGAGTGGATACGCCTACAATCCTACAGATGCACAGGTAAGACAAGCATACAGATGGTTGCAGTCCCGGCATTTTGTATCTGGCAACGCAAAAAGCATAAGCGAGATGGTCGCGGAATTGCAAAATTACTACACTGTATCAGGGGAAAACAGAAATATATACGATGGCGCAAGTATTGAAAAAAGCAGACTTGACGATATTAAAGGAGGACCCCGTGTGGATGCGATGTTGGGAGGTAAGACGAGAGGAGATGGAAGCACTACGATAGACGCTGCTATTGGTGGCGGTAGTGGCGCTTTGTTGGATGGACTTTTATAAAATCATTTTAAAATGGCTGATTTAAACAAAATATACAACGCACTGCGAGAAAAAGGTGTAGTGACAAAAAGTTACGAAGAATTTGCCAACGCAATGGCAGATGGCAATAAGCGTAAAAATGTGTACAATGCGCTTGCACAGCAAGGCTTGATTACAAAAAGCTACAAACAATTCAGTGATGCCGTAGCACCATCTCATGCTCCACAGACCACGCAAAGCACAAGCACTGCGCCACGAAACAACGACTGGGTGAAACAAGGACTTAGTGTGCTTAAAGGTGTACCAAGTATGCCGACTCCTAACATACCGTCATATAGACCGACACCCCTAAAGCCGTCCGAACAGAATTTTGACGAGATTATAGCAAACGGATCCGTTTATAAAGACGACAATACATACAATTCTGTTGTTTCTGGTCTTGACGAGCGCATAAAACAAGCTCAACAGCAATACGATGCGTTGCTTAAACAGCATTCCCAAAACGTAAAAAAAGGAAGAAAGGAAGCGTCTTTTTGGGAGAGGCTTGGTGCTATGCCTGATGTTGACGACGTGCCGACAAAGACATCGGACGATGTGCTGACACCTGAGAGCGACCAGCTGAGAGCAGCTCGTGAGACACTGCACCGCTTGCAAAACACAAGAGTACAGCTTGAAAGAGGACGAGAGTCCAAGACACAAGGAGAGGAGTTGGACAAACGGAAAAAGAATGGATCCGGCTTGCTTGAGCGGGCTGCATACAAGACGGCTATCAGTCTTGAGAACTTCGGAAAAGGCTTTATGGATGCCTTGCGTGGAAGTGATATGTGGGCAACAAACGATGCCGCAAACGACTTGATGGCGGTTAAAAACATTGTGCATAAGGTTGATAAATGGAATGCGCTTACAGATAAAGAGAAAAGCGCAATGACAAGTGACGACCTGTTGAAGGTTAAACCGACTGACGAGGAACTCGAAATATTGAACAACTATGCGCTTGCCTACAACGTGAATGCACAAGCGCAAGACCCCATAAGTAGCAACTGGTCATATATGGCAGGAGGAGTGTCGGCAAACAGCGCGTTGTTCGGAATAGAAATGGCAGCATCTGGAGGTATGAATGTGTCAAGTTCAGCCGGGCGAGCCATAGAAAAAGGCGCATTGAAACTATCACAGAAGGCGGTGAAGAATGGGTTAGAGAAGTTGGTCGGCAAAACTTTTGAGAAATCGTTGGCAAGGAAAATAGCAGGTGGTGTAGGTCAACTTCCGGTGCAATTCGGAATGGGAGCGTTGGAGTCAACGGTTTTGCAGAACGGACTCACAGAGCGCAAGGCGCAAGAATACGAAATAGGCACTCCGTTGATGTCTATGGATGAGAATGGAGCGCTGAGATACTCAGGATCATTAGGTAAATTGGACGCCAAAAGCGCCCATAACAGAGCGTTGGTTGAGCAAACGATTGAGAACCAAACGGAGATGCTCGGCGGGCAGATTGGAGAGGTGCTTGGTGGATTGACGAAGGTTGGTGTTAAAGTTCTAAACAAAACGAAGTTAGGCGAAAACATAACCAAACTGATGACCGATGTATCATCAAACCAATTCAACCGAATAATGAATAATGCGTTGAACACGGCTGGATACAACGGATTTTTGGGGGAGTATCTTGAAGAACACGCAGGAGATGTTGAGCAAGCCTTGTTCTTGGGTACAATGACATTTGACACAGACCCAGAAACAGGTATCTACAATAAAGAGCATATCCTTGAAACCATGAGTGGACTTGCGCCAATGATGGGCGGACACATGGTTATGGAAGGAACCTCATACGGAGCGTCAAGAGCAAGAATGGCGATGATGTTAAGTATGGCGGAACGGAAAGGCAGCAAACTTTTTGGAGGCGAGAGATGGGCGCAAGTAAAGCAGTCTCTTGGCGGACTTGATAACCAACAATTTGCGGATAAGTTGTCGTCTATGCTTCAGGACAAGACATTGAGCGACAAGCAAAAGAAAGCGGTATATAATTACGCATTCTACGAAAAAGCACGGCAGGGATTCGAATTAATGTCTTTGAAGCAAGATATGGAAGGAGCTGTTTCTCTTATTGACAAAAATTCAAGAACCAACTTTGTCATAGGATATGAGAAAGGCGGACAAGCAGCCGGTGAATTGTTGACAAACTTACAGAAGGCGCAACGCAATTTACGAGTAAGGCTTGGTGATTATGGATATAGACAATTGTTTGAAGAAAACGGTGATGATTTCAACAAGGCTTATAACAGCGGAATGTTGGATACAGACCAGAAGAAACAAGCGTATTTGGATTATGTCAACGCTTTGAGTTGCTATCAAGGAGCGTTGCAACGACTCCACAATGACAAAAAATCCGAACTTGTTAACGCAAAAACCGATGTTGATAACATTATGGATGAGCAAGGAAATATTGTCAGCGCTACTACAACCGATGGCAAAAAAGTCAATATTGTTAATGGTAATGTTGTTCTTAATGAGGATGGCTCTGTTAACGTCGAGAAGTCCGGTTCTCTCGTTGTTGTTGATTCCGACGGGAAACGGAAGATGATTTCGGCAAGCGAGGTTGCAAGCGTAGATAGTGCCACAAAGGCTTCGGATGTGCTTGCGCAGAAGAACAAAGAGATAGTAGACAAATATGCGGCTGAAGAGATGTCGCAAAAGATTCAAGTTGGTGCGCAATTGCCAATCTTGACACCCAACGGTTCGGGAATAGCTACCATTGTAAGTGTCAATGAGGATGGTTCTGTTTCATTCAAAATGGGCGATTCCGAAAATATAATAACGACAGATGCTTATAATCTGTATGTGATGAATCTAAACGCCGAGGTTAGCAGTGCCTTGCGCGAAGATGATGATGCAGAGCAAAGCACTGAGAGCGTACCGGAGGTCGCCACAGAGGGAGAGCGTCCATTGACAGATGTTCCGTCACCCGCGGAGGAGAGCAGAGAGTATGCGCAAGGAGACGTGTTTGATGTCGTGGTGGACGGCAATAAGATGCACGCAGAGATAGTGTCTCCAAAGGACGCAGACGGAAGGTTCGTTGTCAATGTGGATGATGGCGAGTCTATGCGCACTCTGTATGTCACCCCGGAGGAGTTGGCTGCGATGGAATACAGGGAGGAGCCATCGCCAAAGGCGGAAGAAACAAGGCTTGCCACCGAGGATTCCTCGGATAAGGCATTGGAGAGAGAAGCGCAACCGACAGAAGAACACACCCCGACTGCGCTTGAGCGTATTCCGAGAGATGAAAAAGGCAACGCTCAATTCCACTATGTTGACACCGAGACCGCTTGGGACGGTCTCGTGGAGATGTCGGGCAACGAGGAAACTGCACATAAGGTGGCGGAAGCATCGCTCGCCAATGCTGAGAAGAGGTTGAAGGCGGCAAAGGCACTGAAGGAGAAAGGAGAGACGCCGGAGGAATTGTTGCAGTCAATCAAGGAAAACGAGGCGGCAGTGGCGGAAGCACAGAGGACGGTCGATGCTTGGAAAGCTATAGCAGGAGAACGGAAGCGCAGAGCTGAAGAGGCTGAGCGTGTTGTCCAAGAAAAGGCTGAAGAGGAAGCTCGTGTTGAAGCTGAAAGAAAGGCTGAGGCTGAACGCAAAGCGGAGGAGGAACAACGTGCCGCAGAGGAGAAGCGTATTGCCGAGGAAAAAGCCGAAGCTGAGAGGAAAGCGCAGGAAGAGCGCGAACGTGCTGAGGAGGAACGTGACAGAATAGAGGCGGAACTCGACGCACAGAAAGCAGACGAGGAGGCGAGCCTTGAAGCGGAAAGAAAAGCAGAGGAGGAAGCGGTGGAGAAAGACGCGGAACTGAAAGAGGATAAGAAAAAACCGCAATTGAAGGATGTGGTTAAAGCAATTTATGAGAAGGGAAAGTCGGCCGCTTCCAGATTATACAAAATGGCATTCTTCGATGTCGCCAAGACACCTGACTTTATGAAGAAACTTGGGTTGACTGGAGACCGCTTCACAATCAAGTATGGGGTATTGTCGCGCCACGCAGGGAAAGATGATTCCCATTCGCTTACAGAGAAGCAGTGGGAGGAATTGCCTGATGCTTTGCAGAAGCCTTTTGCTATAACAAGATTCGGAGGAAAGGACAAAGGCTATCGTCTGTACACTACAATGAAGAACGAAAATGGCGAGACCATAGTCGTCGGTGTAGATGTGAAGAACGTAGGTCGTGATATGGAGGTGAATGCCATATCAACGATATTCGGAAGGCGAGGTGACGCTAAAAAGACACAGAAAGAGGATGTGCTATATACCGCTGAAAACATTACTCCCGAACAGCGGTCACTTCTCGGTCAGCCCAATTCTGACCAATATACCGGCGTTCGGGAGAGAAACGTTTCCACCGACAAAGGTAGCGAAAAGGCAGAGAAGAAGCAAAAGAAGCAGAGCGTTTTTGACAAGGCTAAGGAGATTGCCGACAAGGAGGAGAAGAAACGCAAGGCTGAGGACAACTCGGTGCTCGGTCAAGCGACAAGAGCCGTGGGCAAGAAAAAGAAGGTCAACCTGTTCAAATATACGGCTTCAGAAAAAAACAGCAATTCTGCGCTGAGAGGAGTGCATTATGCCAACGGCTATGCGTATGCTTCTGATGGATACATTCTATTCAAGGAGAAGGCGGACTATCCCAAAGAGTGGGAAGGCACGACAAGAGACAAGGACGGCAATCTGATTGATGGAAAATATCCGGACACGGAAAAGGCGATACATAGATTGGTTCATATCCCCGACAAGGAGGTTGAGTCGTTGCCGTCAAAGGAGGTGCTTGACTTCGCCATCGCTGCAAGCAAGAAGTTGAAAGGAGAGGCAATACCTGTCGCAATTGACGGATTGTTCTTTAATGCAGTCAATCTGAAGAAGTTTCTTGAAGCGGTTGCATCCAAAGGAATGGACAAGGTTGTATACAGGCATCCTATGTTGTATGCCACCAACGGCAAGGATGAGATTGTAATGATGCCTACAGTGAATACATTGGAGGGAGCATTGGATATTGCCGACAGGATGGAAAGCGCAGGTTTGCCCAAAGAGCAGATTGATGCGTGGAAGGCACACATTGAAGCCGCTGATAAGAAAATGTCGTTTGAGGACTTCAAAAAAGCCGTTGAAAACGCCAAGAAGGAAGGTGTCAGACCTACGGAAGCTGACAAGCAGGAGAGTAAGGCGGAGGCTGAGAAGCAGAAAGTTGACAAGCAGGGGAATCCAATTGACGCTGAAGGCAGACTGATAACTGAGAAAGTTGAAGACATCAGCGATTTGTCGGACGATGATTTCAACAATCCGAAACGTTCTGTGGAATTGCCTAAGATACCGAAGAATATAGATAACGCTCTCGGTGCGAACGGCAAGCCTGTTATTATCAAGAAGAATATATTCGAACGGAACAAGAACGCTCATTCAGACTTAACGGCAGAGCAGAGCCGAGAAATACTTAAAACAGCGCTGTACTCGGCTGATTTGTATGCTAAGAACCAAAAATCCAAGCGCCCGTTCAATTGGGTAATTATCAAAACAAAAGACCACGATGGTAAAAACAAACTTGTTCTCTTGGAAGTTAACGACAACAAGGACAATGTGGAAATTGTGCATTGGCACTATCTTGATGACCGAGGCCTTGAAAAAATAAAAAAGCAAGCCGAACGTGAGGGCGGGCAACTCCTCATACTGCCTTCCGAAAAAGAAGAGGCTGGCGCCCTTTCCAGCCGTACATCCGACTTGCCTGCTGACAAAGGTAGCGAAGTCGGAGGAGAAAAGCAAGAGGCTGAGAAAAAAAGACCCGCTCCGCTATCGGAGCGGATAGAAGATGTCGGAGAGAAGATTGGCGATGCGAGGAAGGATGTCTGGAAGGAAATAATTGCCAGGATCAAGAATAAAAAACAAGGGATTGAAGAAGCGTTGAAGAAGAGCTCTGCGGGCAAGCTGTTCTCTTCGTTGTTTGACGAGAAGGAGTTGCTTGAAAGCGGTGTGTCGAATGAGGTTGTGACATTCATCTCAGCGGTAAAGGGCAGTCTTGGAACGAAACCGAGGTCTTTGTCCAAATTAAAGATGTGGATCAATAAAGTATTGCACCAATATGATATGTGCGAACAGGCATTGGAGAATTGGGAATCCGTCAAGAAGAAGATTGACGAATGGAAGTACTATAGCCAACCGTTCTATATGTACCGCGCGGCAATGGCAGTCGGAGGATATGAAAGTGGACGTGATGTAGGCAACGCCGAATTGTGGCAGATTGCTGACGGGTATAGTGATGGAAAGTCCGTAGCCGGGCAATGGTGTGTCCGTAAAGCTGGAGCCTATGATGGAATTTATAAGACTTACGAGGAAGCAGCCGAGGCTCTGAAGAAATTCGCAGGAGAGAACGCTGCGGTTGACGGCAAAGGGAAACGCAAGGAAGTGAAACTTGCGATATACAAAAGGCGGACGGACGGCACTATGTTCATAGCTCCAGAAGGAAAGCCGGATGTGATAATTCAGGATGGATTCAAGACTTTATACGAAGCATCTGCATATAAGAAGGAGCATTATGCAGAGATGCAGGAGCGTTATCGGACGTTGATGGATGGCATCAAACCGAAATTCAACGAGAACAGGGAGCGCAAAGGGCGTGACTGGCGCGGCGGCAAGGATGTGTCGGCGGAGGATTTCCGGGAAGCGTTTGACTTCCGAGGAGTGGAGTTCGGCAACTGGATGCAGCAGAAGGACAGACGCCAGGCGTTGAACGAATGCTACGACTCTCTTATGGACTTGGCGATGGTCTGTGGAGTGTCGCCGAAGGCGTTGTCGCTTGGAGGGAAGTTGGCAATGGCATTCGGTGCGAGAGGAGGTGGAAAATTCAACGCTCATTACGAGCCGGATAAGGTTGTGATAAACCTTACAAAGACCAAAGGTGCAGGAAGCCTTGCGCACGAATGGTTCCACGCCATTGACAATTATTTCAATATGCAAGGTTGGGACGAATTTGCCACAGAAAGCACGCGGAACGTTGAACGCAAGGAAATGGCTGAAGCGTGGAAGGATTTGGTGCGTGCGATAAACGGAAGTGATTATTTCAAGCGGTCAGACAAATACGCCCGTCTTAAAGGCTCCAGATATTGGATTGAACCGACTGAGCTTGGAGCGAGAGCGTTTGCGGTGTGGGTTGAGAACAGACTGTCGAAGTACGGCACGATAAACGACTATCTCGCCAACAATCCACGTCTAGTGGATGAGAAGGCAAGCGACGCAGAAAAGAAATATGCACCGTACCCATTCGACAAGGACGCTGACTGGATGGACGAGAAATTCGGCAGGTTGTTCGAGGTGATGCAGGAGCGTGTCGACGAGGAGACAGGTAAGCACATTCTGTACAGCAGAAATAAAGCTGCCGGGCACGAGAAGACGGAGTTGACAGCGGAGGAGCGGGAACTGAGGGACAACCTTGTGGAGCGTATGCGCAAGGGTGGACTTGACGTGGTGACTGATTCGGAAGAGATGCAAAGAGTCATAGACACCGAGAACGAGCGGACAAGGATGATGGGTGCCGGTTCAGTCCGTGAGCATCGTGTGTACCACGGCAGCGGAGCGGACTTCGATGCTTTCGACCACTCGCATATGGGCGAGGGAGAAGGTGCGCAGGCTTACGGCTGGGGTACTTATGTGACCGAGGTGGAAGGCATCGGCAGGACGTATGCTATTCAGAATACAACGAAGCACAACGATGCTTTACGTGCATTGCAACACGATGTAGATGCTATATCTGACCAACTTAACAGACACCGGGATGATTTGAAGTATGACGAAGAGCAGTTAAAACGTGCTAACGAATGGAGAGCCGAGGCAGAGCTTGACTATGAATTGTTCAAAGATGAAGCTGAGGAATTAAAGGAAAAATATGGAGAGTCTTCTCCTAAATACCGAAATCATCTGTTTAATGACATCTATACAGATGAAATGAAACGTGCTCAAAGTTCAGTTAAGAGTATGGAAGAGTCAATCCAGTATCGCAAGGAGAAAATCGCAGAGCTGGAAAAGGCATTAAAGGATAAGCAAGCGGAGATTGATGAACTGCCGAAGGAGTTTCCACGCCACCTTTACACTGTAGAAATCCCCGATGACAACGGCAGCAACTATCTGGATTGGAATGGCCACCCTGCTGAATCTTTACTGAAAGATGTAGGTTCGTTTTTGGAGAGTGAAGGCTTTGAGAGGGTACATGATAACCCTGTCAGATATGAGAAAGGCGAAAGCACCGTTGTTTTGAACCCAAATGCGACTGGAGCTGATTTGTATGCGGAATTGCGTGAGGTTCTTGGCAGCGACAAGAAAGCGTCACAAGCATTGGCAGAGTTAGGCTGTATTGGCATCAAATATCCTGCTGACAATATGCGTGGTGGCCGTGAGGATGGCGCAAAGAACTACGTTATCTTCAACGAGAATGATGCGAAGATAACCGACCATACACGCTTTCTGCGTACTGCGGACGGAGAGGTGTACGGCTTGGTGAAGGACGGACGCATATACCTTGACCCAAAGGTGGCTACAGCGGAGACTGCGGTACACGAATACACGCATCTGTGGGGCGATATGCTGAGGCGCAAGGACTCCGAGCAATGGAGCCACACGGTGAAGGAACTGAAGAACAGCGTTCTTTGGGAGGAAGTGAAGGAGTTGTATCCGGAGCTGAAGACCGATGACGAGATAGCGGACGAAGTGTTGTCGACGTTCAGCGGACGCAGAGGAGCGGAACGCTTGCGCGAGGAGGCACGCAGGGTTGCCGATGGCGAGGGCGGAGTGTTCACAAAGGCGAAGGCTATCGAGACGTTGGAGCGAGTGAAGGAAGCCATAGCGCGGTTCTGGGAAGGCGTGGCGAGGATGTTCGGCATCAACCGCTACCGCAGTGCCGAGGAGTTGGCTGATATGGCAATGAAGGACTTGATAAACGGAGTGAAGCCGACATCGAGGACTTTCACATTCGACAATTTTTATAAAGACACCAAAGCGGTGTTTGAAGGCACGGAAAGACCGAAAGGAAAACCGGACTATACATCATATTCAGGCTCCGAGTATTGGTACGGAGAAGACAAGGGCGGCAAGTATGTTGTCAGGGGCAGCGACCATTGGAGCGGAGAGTTTAAGGTGAAGGATGGTGAACGGACAAATGTCGGCAGAAATCATTATTCCGAGATAACGGAGGACGGAATGCTGCCTATAGGAGCGCAGGGAAGTCTGAAATTCGGTTGGGAGAAGGGATTGTCAAAGCCTGTCGGCAGCGGCATATCTGCGGCAATTGACAGGCGAGGCAGTGGTGACAGTAACAACATAGCAAGTTGTTACTGGTATATTGACAATGCCAAGGAAAAAGACAATAAAGGTTTTACATACGGAAAAGCATATCTGTCTGAATTTGAGGACAAGGAGAGAAGACGCGACATTCCGGGTGATGATTGGCGTGACATCCAAGGTCTTGAAGGCGGTACGAGGGCGATGGCTGTTAAGAAAGCAAATGATAGATTCAATGAGGAACTTGAAATGCAAGTAAAAGGAGAACTTGAAGAAGGGCACGTCTACAAATTAGGTATGCCGTCAGAGATATTGCTTTCTACGGGAGTGCCGAATCTGCCGATAGAGTTAAGTGCCAAACAACTTTCTAAAAAAGCCGCTGACAGAGGGCATAGGTTCGATGTAAAAGACATCGCCAATTTACCACAAGCCATCCAGACCCCAATTGCAGTTTTTGAATACGGGAATAAAGACAAGTCTCAAAATCTAATAGTTGAAATAGAACGAGACGGCAAGAAGTTTGTCGTAGGCATTCATTTCAACCAGAACAGAAGGGGGATTGTCGTAAACGATATTCGAGGGCTTTTCAACAAAGATAGTCACGAGTGGCTGAATTGGATTTCGCAGGGAAAACTCTTATATGCAGACAAAGAAAAAATCCAAGCATTGATGGATAAACAGCGAACGAATCTCGCTGAGGTTAACTATCTCAACTTGGATGATGTGGCAAAGAAAGTGAAAGATTTTGAAAATCCCAAGCTTTTTGATGGAAAAATTTCAGAAGTAGACAAAAAGGGGTCAGATTCAATCGACCGCTCCGTCAGAGAGAATCCCAAAAACGAGGATAAACCTCGCTTCAGCAGAAAGCCGGGCGAGAGCATCTTCGACTATGCGTCACGTGTGTCGGAAGACGGCTTGCTATTCCGAGATGGTGGTACTGAGTACGATTTCCCAGGCGAAGACGACGCTCAGAAACTTTACAACGCTGCGGTTGACGGCAGAAAGTCGAGGGCAATAGAATCGTGGCAGGATGAGATGTTCCCCGTGAAGATGCTCCAAGAGGCGATTGAGAAAGCCACGGGCGAGAAGATAGCCGACTTCGAGAACGCATATCTGTTAGAGAATCAACTCGGCTCGGCAGGAAACGCAACGTTGGAGAAGTATGCGAGAGAGGTTCAGAATCCAATGCGCAAGGTGTATCTTGACATGCTCAAAGCCAAGTTTGATGGAGGGAGCAAAGTTACAAAGTCGGACATCAACAAGTATGTGATAGCGGTTCACGGATTGGAACGCAATAAGTATATGGCGGATAAGAACAAGGGGTTGCCCGATGCTCGCAGGGACTATTCCGGTTTTACCGCATTGTTCGGCAATGGAGAGCAAGTAGAGGTTGAAGAACTTGAACGTAGAGCGGAAGAATATATCGGGAAGTTTGAGGATGCAGTGGGTAAAGACAAAGCGGATAAGCTATGGTCGCTTGTGGATGAATCAAGACAACGCACGTTGGACGAACTTGTGAGGTCAGGCTTGGTAAGCGGCGATGTCGCAGATGAATGGTTGCGTCGCTTCGAGCACTATGTCCCGTTGCAAGGCTTCTCAGAGGAGGTTATAGGAGAGGACAGAAACGCTAATTTCGAAAACCACATCACGGGGCGTATGTCCGAGGCAAGAGACCCTTTGGCAACACTCGTGAATATGGAGTATGTTGCTGTAACGAGCGGCAATCACAACAGAGTGAAACAGGCTCTTTACAACCTTGCGCTCAACCATAGAACAAACCTTCTCTCTGTAATGCCGATGTTCTCTGTAAAGAATCCAATTACTGGTGAATGGGAGGATGTGGTTCCGCAGATTGATGAAACGATGTCACCGATTGAGAGACAACGGGAGGTTGATAAGTTTATCAAGCAGATGCGCGTACGTATGCGCGAGGAGAAAGACCTTCCAGAATCGGACAAAACTGTCAAGGATGCAAGAAAGGTAAGCGTTGGTAGTAAAGTATTGCCTAAAGCTATGCCAGACTTTATTGTGAGGATGAAAGTCAACGGCAGACAATATGCGGTTGTCCTCAATGGCAATCCAAGAGCTGCGCAGGCTATAAATGGACGGTTGAAGGAACACCCCAACAAGGCATTGCAGAAGATAAGCGGAGTGACGAGGTTTATGTCAGCTGCGGTTACTGCTTGGAATGCTGCGTTTATGTTAAGCAACTTTGCAAGGGATGTGCAAGCGGCGAACGCTTTTGCTTATTCCAACGAGGGAGCAAAATATGCGGCTATGATGGATGCTGAACTCCATAAAAATATGTCGTTGACTTCATTGGGCAGAGATTTGTTTGGGATGAAAAATAAAGGTATTTATAAGTTATATTATAAATACAGACACAATCAGCTTGACATGAGTAATGAACGGGAAAGATTCTTCAAAGAGTTTGTTGACAATGGAGGTGAGACCGGGTACACACAGATGGTTGACATTGATAAAATCGCCAAACAGATGCAGAAAGATGAATTTTCTGCAATCAAAGCGATTAAATCGGTCGGCAAGTTCATTGAATTGGCAAACAAGGGCTTTGAGAACGCGACACGTTTCGCAGCGTATGCAACAAGCCGAAAAATGGGTAAGTCTGTTATGCAGAGCATTAACGACGCAAAAGAGATAAGCGTCAATTTCAACAGACACGGAAATGGGCGGAACGGATATGTCATCGCCAAATCGTTGTATCAATTCTTGAATCCTACAATACAAGGATTGGAGAAACAATTGCGTACAATAAAAGAACACCCATTAGAGGGCACAGCCGTGTTAATTGCGACACCGATTGCAATAGGATTTGCCATCCCGCTTGTAAATATCGGATTGGCTATGTTGTCGGGCGGAGGTGACGATGACAAAAAATACTATTGGTCACTTAGCGATTGGACACGCAGAAACAATCTCATTATTGGTGTGAATGGTAAATTTATAAAAATTCCGTTGCCACCAGAGTTGAGGGTGTTTTATGGAATTGGAGAGATGATTGCGTCGAAGATGAGCAACCCATATGACAAGACGAATCTTTTGACTGAAATCCCGAAGCATATCAGTGAAACATTGCCGTTCAATGACACAAACAGTACATTTCCATCGTTTGTTAAACCATTTATTGAATCAGAGGTTACAGACAAGGATTTTATGGGCAGAAAGATTACTGGGCGTTCTGACTATAACACCCAAGACCCGGAATGGAAACGGGCGGGCTACAACACAGACGATGAGTATATAGCCGCCGCCAAATGGTGGCACAGCCTGTTTACCGACAACGACAATGAGAGAGGCTCGTGGTTTGCGGAAATCAACCCATCAGTAGCAGAACATCTTATCAAGGGTTATACAGGAGGAATTGGAAGTATAGTAGGACAAGTGTACACAACGGTAAAGGCAATAGCCAAAGGCAATGAAAAAGATTATTCTGATTCAAGAAATTGGCCTATTGTCAACAGAGTTTATGTCCAGACCACCAAAGAAGATGCAGTGAAAAAAACTACAAATACCGCTTATCGTTTCTATCAAGACAATTACAAAAACTATGAGCATACGTTTAAAGAAACTCTTAAAGATGAAAAATCCGGTATATTCCAAAAGGCTCAAAGAATTTCAAATATGGTTGAGACTTCGGAATACAAGCGGTACAGAATGACAGAGCCATTTATAAAAGCAGACAAACTTCTTTGGGATGAAATAAAGGCACTCAAAGAGACAGATGACAAAGAATCGCTTGAGTGGATTGAAAAAGAACAGACTCGGCTTAGGAGTGTTCTTGTAGAAGCCTCTGAAAAATTTGATATTTATGACAACGCAGGACTTACGTACAAACTGGACAGAATGTCAAAGCCAGGTGCTTATAAATCGGATTTGAAGATTGATGTAAAATCAGCACCAAATAAGGATATGCGTAAATTCGCAAAAGAGTACAATGTCAAGATCGGCAAATACAAACAACAAACCTATAAAGATGAACAAGAAATAAAGAAACATATTCGTGTTAATAAATAAAGGTGCATAACTGATTGTGTTCTATAACTTTGAGGATATGATAAAGGTTAACAAGAATAGAATGGTACCGTTGTCTCGGCTTACTCAAAGAGAGCGAGCCGAGATGGACACGGTCAAGTTTGACAACAAGTTCAACGATGACCGCAAAGCGACAGACATCCTTTTCCTTGCGAAGAACTATTGGGATGCTATGAGCAAGTTCCGCAAAGACCGGAAGCGCAACAAAGATTACAATTACGGCAACCAATGGGGCGACAAGGTGGTAGTGGACGGCAAGGCGATGACCGAGGAGGAGTATATCATACAACAAGGCGGCACACCGCTGAAGTCCAACCTTATCCGCAGGCTTGTTCGCAACGTGCTTGGCGTGTACCGCACTCAGACCAAGGAGCCAATGTGCGTAGCTCGAGACCGCGACGAGCAGACGCTCGGAGAAACAATGTCGACCATACTCCAGTACAATTGGCAGTTGAACGATATGCAGGAGATAAATGCAAGGTCGTATGAGGATTTCCTCATAGGCGGTCTCGTTGTGCATAAGAAAACGTTCGGGTGGCGCAACGGCAAGTGCGACTGCTGGACAGACTATGTCAACCCGGACAATTTCTTCGTTGACAACAGAGTCACCGACTTCCGCAGTTGGGATACGCAGGTAATAGGCGAGATACACGACTATTCGTTCGAAGATGTGTGCCGAGAGTTCGCACATTCACCGGAAGACTATGCGGCGTTGCGAGGAATCTACGCACAGGCGCACAATGCCAAGTACTATTCCATAGACACGTCATATACTTTCGGATCGAAGCGGGAAGGAGACCTTGACTTCTTCATCCCCAAAGACCCTAACCTATGCCGTGTCATAGAGGTTTGGAATAAGGAGATGAAACCCCGCTTCCGGTGCCATGACTATATGACGGGAGACTACTACAAGATAGACGAGGAAGACTATAAAGAGTTTGTCTTGGACGAGAACCAACGCAGAAAGGAACAGGGTATGGCACAGGGCATCGAGGAGGACGACATCCCTACCATTGAGGCTGAATGGTTTATGGATGACTATTGGTATTACAGATTCCTCACCCCTTTCGGTCACATATTGCAGGAAGGGGAGACCCCATACAAACACCTCTCCCATCCGTATGTATATAAGGCATACCCTTTGATTGACGGAGAGATTCACTCGTTCGTTGGAGATGTCATAGACCAGCAGAAATACGTCAACCGACTGATAACGCTGAACGACCTTGTCATACGCAGCAGTGCCAAAGGAGTTGTACTCTTCCCCGAGGAAGCAAAGCCGGACGGAGTAACTTGGCGAGAGTTGCAGGAGACGTGGGCGAGAGCGGACGGCTTTATGGTGTACAACGGCAAGAGCGGCACAGCACCGAGACAATTGAGCAGCAACAACACCAATGTAGGCATCCAAGAGTTGTTGTCGTTGCAGTTGAAATTCTTCGAGGACATCAGCGGTGTCAACGGAGCGTTGCAAGGCAAGCCGGGCTATTCGGGAATGTCTGGCACGTTGTATGCGCAACAGACACAGAATGCCACCACATCGCTTGTGGACTTGCTTGAGACATTCTCATCGTTCGTGGTGCAGTCGGCATACAAGGACGTGAAGAATATGCAGCAGTTCTACGACACCAAGAGAGTTGTGAACATTGCTGGGCGCAGTGGCGGAGCGGTGGTCTACGACCCTGAGAAGATAAACAACATAGAGTTTGACCTTTCCATTGTCGAAAGCACGCAGACACCTGTCGTGCGTCAGATGGCGAACGACTTCCTTATGCAGATATGGCAGTCCGGTCAGATTACATTGGAGCAGTTGCTGGAGGCAGGCAATTTCCCATTTGCCGACAGTCTGTTGCAGCAAATCAAGACACAAGGACAGGCGATAGCGCAAGGGCAGCAACCACAGCCGTTGTCGGCAGACGTGCAGCAACAAGTACAGCGGCAGGCGAACCAAGCCGCTGTACAACAGATGCAGACTATAATGCAGAGAGCCTAACGCTTGGTGAACCAATCGAGGAATGCGGAATGTTTAAGGGCGATGATGTCGGCAGGCATCTCGCCCTTTCCGTTTCTATAGGGGGTGCAATAGAAACACTCCCTTTGCATATCGGCAACGGACGCATCTTTAGGTATATAGTTCTTACGTTTGAGGACACGGAAGTTGCGTCTGTCAACAACGACAAGTCTGCCATCCTCAGACGGCATCACATAATAGCGGTCACCATTCTCATTGTGTGCGTTGTCCGCCTTTCTTACGGCAAGAGAATACACAATCTCAGCCTTGATTTTCTTGAAAATATTCATATCAGAATTTTGCTAAAGAGTTAATATTGGTCTTTATTATCAGTCTATCGTTGTGCGCTACAACGCTTGGACGTTCCATCTCGAAGAAGCATATATGCAACCCAATGGCACGAGTCATCAACAAGTCATCGTGCTTTCCGATTTCCGCACCGAACGATCCGTTCTGCTTCTGTTCGTAGCATAGATACTCATCAAGGCACCGCTCGTCACGCTCTACATACAGAGCCTCCCTGACTACTTTCACAAGCGTGGATATAATCATCGGCTTCGTCTGCACGTTGGTATGGAATCCATACTTCACGCTTCTTCCCTCACGGATGTCAATCTCGCTCGGCTTGCGCGCATACAGATTGTTGTAGACATTCTTGATTTGGTTGAGGATGAACACCGACTGGTCGCCATCAACCATTCTGTCCCTGTCTTTAGTCTCAAGGGTATTGGACTCTATGACAAGCAGGCTGTCGTTGTATAGTTTGGCTATCTGAGCCGCTTTCCACGCAAGAAGGTCGTGGTCTATATGTCCGTACCATTGCGCCACCACGCAAGGTTTTCCGTCCGTCTCCATCATCCAATACCTGTCGAACACCACGACAACGGAGAAGTCGGCTTTGTTGGAACGACCTCCAACGTCCACCACAGTAAGGTATCGGTTTGCGATGCGCTTGTCCGGGAACACCTCCGGCAATTCCCACACGCAGAACTTGCCTTGTGAGTCAGCCTCGAATTTCACGTGTTGCAAAGCCTCCTTGCCGCTGTCACCGTCACCATACACGTCCCCGACAAGCTGAGGCGGACGACAGGACGGTTTGAGCAGTTCCACCTTGTATTTGTCGAACACCGAGCATCCTGAGTGTTGGAAAGCCTCCACGTCATCGGATGGGTATTCGGCAGCCATATCACCGTGTTCATCATACTCGGCACGTTTCAGACAATACCAATGGATTCCTTCAAGCGTGGCTCCCTGCTGCCATAGCCACCACAGATACTTTCCGCTGTCGTGCCGTCTGTCCGAGATATACTCGTTAAGTCTGTTCTTGTAGAGATTCCTTGCAAATTCCTCCCTGTCTTTTATCGGCAGCGTGTATCTCTCAATCTTGAACCACGGCACGAACAAGGATTTGAATGTAGACTTGTTCTCCTTAGCCGCCCGGTATTCAGACTCGAAGAAATTACCAGTTCCGTTGGCTGTGGACTCATAGACAATCATTGTCATAGGCATAAGACCAGCACCGGAGCAGGCGGTACGCACAATCTCCTGTGGAGTCTTGCCCTCGGTCTTCTTCCAAAACGCCACCTCGGTGCAATGTACAAGCGCGGAGTCGCCGCCACGCGCGGAGTTAGGCTCCACGGCAGTGCCTATCTTCACCTTGCAGTTGCGTTGCGGAATCTTGAAGATGTTCCCCGATGCGGCTTCCGTCATAAACTTAGGTTCGTTGTCCTTGAAAGACGCACCGACATCGTACATCATCTCCAATGGATATGCCTGGATCAGTTTGTCGAACATACCTTTCACTTCCACCGAAGCATCCTTCGTGTGACCGACTATAAGGCTGTTCCATCCCGTCTTGTGGACAAGTTGTATCCACGACATATAAATCTGCGTCACCGTAGAGCCGCCCCATTGGCGAGCCTTCAGCACTATCACACGGATGGGCGCACCGGCAAGGCGCATCTCCTCGAACACCGACACAAGCATACGTTGCGGAAGATTCAGCGAAAAAGGGATGTCATCGCCACCCTCCTTGTTCTTGATCCTTGCGAACACGAACGCCCAAAAGCAGAAGTCGTGCTTGCACCGGATGCGTATAAGCGTTTCCGCCAAGGCTTCCTTTCCTATTTCCGGTCTGCCCGACGCTCCGAGGAACTTCGCCAAAGAACCGCACCTAAGCACCGCTTTCACGAAAGGCTCCTCAAGCATCGCTTTCGGCACGTACTGCCTCGGTATGTCAAAGTCGGGAATCTCAATCCATTCACGTTCCAATATAGCACCTTCTCCGGTCAAAGGATTGAACGGAGCGAAAAGGACGGCATTCCTATTGTCATTCTCCTTCAGCAATCGTTCAATTTCTTCTTCCATTTAATCGGATTGATAAGCAGTCCGTACAACAGACCTGCGATGTAACAATATAGATGGATTATGCCGTTCACACTCGGTATGAGCATACCGAGGAGAATGAACGCTGCCATATATGAATGGTAGTAAACCTTGTGCTCCACCAGATAACTGAAGCGACCGAGCAGAACGAAGCATATTCCGGACAATCCTACAGTAGGCACGTCCCACATTATAGGAGTGAACGAAGCGCAGACAAACGCCACAACAATGTCGGACACCGCAATGTTGAAAGTGAACGCCACGGCAAGCAGACACCACACGTTCATAAGACAGTGGATAGCAGAGACGTGGAAGAAATGATAAAGGAATCTGTTGCGGAAAGCGCATCCGTCGAATATGGCGAAAGCCTCCACATCGTTCACGAGTAGAAGACAAATAACAGCGGCTGACACCGCAAGCACTATATTGCGAGCTGTCCGTTTCTCCATCTCTTCTTGATTTTATGGAGGATGACCTTTGCACTCTTTATTGTGAGATAGAACTTAGGCGCACCGCCCTCTATCACACGTATAACGGCATCCTCAAGTTTGATACCTTCGTGAGTCCGCTCAATCTCAGCCACACGCTTCTCTATCTCCTTGAACATTTCTCTGCGAGTGCCGCCCATCTGTGCCAAGTCATAGCCCTTGCGTATCTTGTGGATCATCACGACCGCACGTTCTATGGACACCCAGAAATGCGATGTCGGAGAATTTATGGTTGCAGTAAGGATGTCAGAAAGGTTGAACTCCCCTTTCTGAAGCGACAACTGTTCACGGAACGCACGCATAAGGTCTCTGTCCCTGTCGTCCTTGAAACACGCAATGCTACCTTTCTGTCTCATACCCTATCAAAATTAAAAATTACTCAGTTAATAAAAAAGACTGATAGCCAACACGATAGGAGTAACTTTGGGTAAGTAAGAATATAAACAAAGCAAATCAATATGGAAGACCCTAAGAATGAACAGGTTAAAAGCAAGCGAGACTCCTTTCTCGAACGTTTGAAGGGGAAATACCCCGACAAGCAATTCGTTGACGATGAGGAGATTTACGGAGCCATCAACGATGATTACGACAATTACGACAACGAGTTGAAGCGGCTGAAGGATGATGAAAGCAAAATAATGGAGATGTTTTCGGCAGACCCACGCACGGCAACGTTGTTTCAGACGGCAGCCGCCAAAGGCGATGTCATCACAAAGTTCGTGTCGTTGTTCGGTCCAGAGATTGCCGATGCCTATGAAGACCCCGAGAAGATGGAGGAAATCTCCAAAGCAGGGCAGGAGTATCTTGACCGCATAGCGCAGAGCAGAGACCTTGAAGAGCAGTATAACAAGAACATTCAGAAGTCGGTGGAAGACATTGAACAACTGAAGAATGAGAAAGGCTATACCGACGAGCAGGTTGATGAAGGGATGAAGAAAATCTGCCAAATCGCCTATGACGCCATTGTAGGCAAGTTCTCCAAAGAAGCACTCGACTTCGCCTTTAAGGGATTGTCACACGATGAGGATGTAGAGACGGCGGCGCAGGAAGCGGAAGTAAGAGGACGCAACGCCAATATCGAGGAGAAGCTGAGAAAGCGCAGCAAGGGTGACGGAATCCCAGCCGCACCAAGCGGACGCGCAGGTTCAGCGCAGACCACACCGAAGCGCAGTCTTGGAGCCCTTGACTCCGCAAGTGAAGCCTCTTCCATTTGGGAGAGAGGCGGTTTTAAAAGAAACAAGACAAATCAATATTAACAAAATTAGAAAACAATGAAGAAAGAATTTTTGAAAAAGAACTTGTGGCGAATGCTTTTGGGTATTTTGGCAATGGTGTTCGGCGCAACGGACGCCGTCGTAATGGCGGCAGCGGCAGACCTTCCTGACGCAGGAAAGACCAATTCGGGCAACCCCGACAGCAACGACGGCATCGCGACCGAGACGCAAGGTCGTGAAGACGGAGACCCGGAGATGTATACTAAAGACATCGACTCGAAGATTGTCAAGATTCGTCCGATGGCTACGCCTATCGACCAAATCAGCCGATACGGCAAGTTCTTGAAGACCGACTCAATGATCGTCAAGTACTATTCTCTCGGCACACGACCCATCAAGACAACGTTGTCGGAGAATGTACTCAAGATGGAGAATGGCGCCACATCTATGACAATCAAAGTGTCAGACCCGACAATGTTCACACTCGACGACACAATCCGAGTAGTCGGAGCGAAGGCGGTTTCTCGCCCGGACGGGACTAAATACAACGATGAAGACCCGTTGGAGAAAGATGACCCAATGCGTCCCGACTTGATTCTGTGTGTGTGCGGCAGAGACCAGAACAACGGTTATCCAGTAGTGTATGCGGTCAACGGTGACTTGAACGACAAGAAAGAGCCGATTCTCATTCCTGCGCTCAACAAGGACGAAGTGACACTCATCCGTATGGGCAAGGCTTGTGCGGAGCTTGACGTTCAGACAGGACGTTTCAACAACCTTCCTACAAGCGAGGAACAATATTGTCAGAACTTTATGATTCAAGTGGAGCAGTCGACATTTGACAAGATTGCGTCAAAAGAGGTTGATTGGAACTTCTCCGACATTGAGGAGGACGGCATCTATGATATGCGCCTTGCACAGGAGAACACATATCTCTTCGGAGCGAAAGCACGTATCAAGCACATTACAAAGGACAATATGGACACTTGGTTCACAGGCGGTATTTGGTATATGGCAGGCAAGGACATCGAGGTAGGAGCATACAATGAGACACGCAAATGTGTGGAAATCAGCGATGACAACCTTGTCGAGATTTCAAAGGACTTGTTTGTGGGCACGGGCATCGGCAACAAACGCAAGGTTCTCATCGTCGGCTCCGAGATGCTTGAGGCATTCTCTAAAATCAAGTCGGAGAAATTCCGCTTGAAAGAGAACGTAGAATCTTGGAACCTTAAATTCAAGTCTTGGTCTACCGACTTCGGAGAACTTCTCGTCATCCATCACGAGCTGTTCGATATGAACGGAATGAGCGACTGCGGCTTTGCCCTCGACCCTGAGTATCTCACGAAGAAGACCCACATCTCTTGGCAGCGCAACGTGCTTGACTTGAAGAAGGCAGGCATCCGCAACACTGACGCAGTAGTGATCCAGGAGGTCGCTTGTCTGTATCTGCGTTATGCTAAGGCACACGCACGAATGAAACTCGCGGCAAAGGCAGGAGCGTAACTGAAACATAGTATTAACAGATAAAGGGGTGTCCAACCGATACCCCTTTTTAAAAATCATAACGATATGCAGAAAACATATAAGTCCAAGTCGTTTCTCAGCATCTCAGTGGCTGTGGGGAGAATGACTTGCCAAGACACCCAAGACAGCAACAAATCTGTGACAAAGGACGTTTTCAAACACATCACCTTTGAACCGGACACCACGGGCTATGCTTACTACAGCACCGCTGACGAGACAGAGCAGAAGGCTATCGAGGCACACCCTTTGTTCAACAAGATGTTTGTTTTGAAGGATGCCCCGGCATCTGTGGTGGCAAAGAAGGCTGCCGCAGTCCCTGTGGAGAAGAAAGAGGTAGAGGTGACGAGTGCGGCTGACGCAAAGCAGTATCTTGTAGACACGTTCGGCATCAGCAGAACGAAGATACAGTCGACGGCAGACATCAAGAAATACGCAGAACAGAACGGAGTAGTGTTTGTAGGTATCTGATATGCGGTACGACTTGAAACAGATAGAGAAGGATGTGCGCCTTGCCCTTGACAGGAACAAGGTAGCGGACAGCCTCCTTGACGAGGAGACCACCACGCTTACGCTCAACGACATCATTGACGGACGGATAGAACTTGCCGCACGCACCGTGCTGCTCAACGCTCCGCTGCATCTCATCGGAGAGGGGAAAGAATTGCCTGTGGACGTGAATTGGGAATCACAACCCGGCTATGGTATGGGATTCATTATGCTACCGTCCGACTATCTGCGTCTTGTCACGTTTCAGATGACAGACTGGGAACGTCCGGTCACCGAACCGATAACAGAAGAAAACCCATTGTATGCAAGACAACGCAGCCGCTATCCGGGTGTCAGAGGATGTCCGCAGCGGCCTGTCGTTGCCATTGCTTCTTACCCTTCCGGTATGGCGTTGGAGTTTTTCTCCTGCCGAGGAGGAGAAAAAGTTGCGGTGCGGAGGGCAAGATATATTCCGATTCCGAGAATTGAAGTGGGAGAAGACAACTTGAAGGAAATTGAACTTCCACACAAATGTTATGACGGCATTGTCTTCACCACGGCAGCGATGGCATGCGCTGTACTGAAGGATGACTTGGCGGCAGTAATAAGTGAAACGGCAAATCAATTATTGAAATGACAACAGACGTACATAATTTAGGAAATTTCGCATCACTGGCAGCCGCTTGGGAGAGATACCCAAATGGAGCGATGGTCGGAGACTACATATTCATTGCCGGGGTGCGGTATGACTGGAACAAATATGAGAGGCAATGGCTGACACCAGTGGCGGTAACGGATATGAACATATCAGTGTTCGATGTCTCCACCTATGACTTTGAAGCAAATGATTGGCGGCACGCCTTGCCTAATGGAGAATACACTGTTGTCTCCAATACACAAGCGGTCGGCAAGCTGTTGAAGTATGACGACGGCTTCGTGCTTGAAGGTTTTGTCACATTGACGGAAGCGGGGGCGGACAAAGTGTTCTCTCCTGTCGTTGATGGCGGCAAACCAAAGGCGGACGCAAAAATATTGTCGGGCAACCAATCGTATCACAAGTATGTGTATGTGGATTCCAAAGGGGTGTACAATGTAAGCGACGCCACGGAGATAGGTCAGATAGGCGACATTCAACACCATCTTGACGACTTGCAACAATATGTGGACGACAATTTGAACTCGTTGAACAAGGCCGTTTCCGCTATAAAGAAGGATGTCGGCACGACGGAGGACGAGGCGGACAAGGAAGGCAGTCTGCACGCACAGATAAATTATTTGAAGCAGAACGGAGGAGGTTGTGACTGCGAAGAGATTCTTGAATACGACAAGGCTCTTGTGACAGCACTCACCCCTGACTCCACATCTGAGGAGATAAGTCTCGCTTTCGTTCCCATAGGAGCGAAAGACAAGACAACACCTGTGCTCCCGAAGGTAAACGACCTGTTGGTGACCAATGGCAGTGTGAAGGAGATGGCTCAGTTTGTCAACGTCACCGACTATCTCACTCCAAAAGGCACACACCGATACACGCTGATTTACCAAGACGGCTCCATTCTTCACACCATACAGATGCTTGGCTTTACGAGTGTTCATTCCGTGGAGCAGAACGACCTTGCGGATTTTTCAGAAGTTGAATTGGTTCCAACGACCATATAATCATTAAATTTATTTTTTTTATGGCAGAAAAAAAACTACAAGTGGACAGCCCGGTGAAAGTAATCACATCGGGCACCAAGCCGACCACAGAGAACTTACCGAAAGGGAGCATCGCAGTCGGCAGAGTAAACAACCGTCTTGCCGCTGTTGCCGCTCTCGGTGATCCAAGCGAAGAGACAGAGGCGGAAATCCAAGACCTTTTGCAGTACGATACTGTGGAAGGAGAGAATGCGACAGTCACCGACTTGGGTGGCATCAAAGCTGGAACAAAAGCGAGCGATTTAAAAGGCAAACCCCTAAGTGAAGTACTTGACGCTTTGTTGTTCCCGGTTGTAAACCCAACGTTTGTGGCACCGACAGCGACATTGACCCTTGATTCTTCAGTGGCAAGGACACAAGAGGTTGGGGCGGTGGCACCGACAGCGGACAAGTTTACACACTCTTTTAACAAGGGTTCTATCAACATCGCCGGCAAAAAGGTGAATGATAGAGCAGGTGCGGAAACAGCATTCGCATTGTCTTGCAACCAAGGCTCAATCCCTACTAAGTTTACCTCGGCAAGAGCATACACATATAAAGGGAGCGTTAGTCATGCACAAGGCCCACAACCTAAAGACTCGAAAGGCAACAATGCTGGAAGTCCACTTGCAGCAGGTACGGTGGCAACCACAGAGGTTGTAGTGAACGCAGTATACCCTTACTTCGCAAACACGAAAAGTGCGGCAGAATTGACAAAGCAACCATTGACCACCATCAACTACATCGAGGTTTCTTGCGTAAGCGAAATTTCTCAAAACCGACACGCTTTCGCTTTGCCTGCGACATACACAGTGACCAAGATTGAGTACTTCGACACAGTGGCGAATAAGTACAATCCAATGGCAGTATCGGACTTCACTGAAGCGGAATACTCGCAGACCGTGCAAGGAAACTCAGTGCAGTACAAGAAATACTCTCGCAACACGCAAGGTTTGTCCGCCGCAACAAAGTTCAAAATAACATTCACTAAAGCATAGGAGGTATAAATTATGGCAAGAATAAAAGGACAAGCGAATTATGCCTCTAACTTTGAGGTGTTGAAACAAGCTCCACTCGATTCAAGAACCGTTGTGTCTGACTCTGGAGATTTGACAAAAGCAGCGACGTGGCGGGATGCCGATGGAAACGTATGGTTGTATGACGGTTTGATTGTCGTCGTACCGAACACAAATAATCCGTCAGCTCCAGAAGTGTATGTTCTTAAAGACAAGGACAACTATGGACGCCCTGACGCATGGTTGAAGCTCGGTGCGGACAATGCGTCAGCAGTGGCTGCCATTCAAGAGACATTGAAGAAAAAAGCTAACCTTGCAAACGGCAAAGTGCCGGCAAACGAACTTCCTATTGCAACTTCGTTAGGAAATCCTAACAATGCTACAATTCCATCAACATTTGCAGTTAACGAGGCTATTAACAATAAGATTGTAGGTCTGCTTAATTGGCGAGGGGTTAAGGATACTACTGATGAAATCAAGGCTATTGCACCTGCTAAGAAGGGCGATGTATATCATTCAAACGAAGATGGTTCGGAATGGGTATGTACTGAAGATATATCTACAGTTAATGATTCTGCGTGGACTGAACTCGGCACTCCTATTGATTTGGGTGGATACTATACCAAGAATGAGGTTGACAAGAAGGTCAAACCTCTTGCCGACAGCATAGGCACTGATAGCGATGTCGCTTCTGCTAATGGTTCTGTGTATGCACGAATCAAGAAGAATGCGGCCGACATCTCAACTAATACAGCAAATATAAATGCTACTAAAGAAAAAGTCAGTGGTCTTGACACTAAGGTAACAGCTAATACCGAGGCAATTGCAACTAAAGCAAACCAAAGCGATATTCCGACCGCTGTGCAACTCGTTGTGAAAACTATTTAAATATCTAACCATCGGGGATGGAATCTCCATCCCCTTCCTATTCATATAACTATGGCAGAAGTAACGATTAAACTTGACAGTCCTATTTCAATAGTAGATAAGGGTACTCCATCAACAACAAACCTTCCTAAAGGGAGTATTGCACTTAAAAAAGATAAAAGTAATAATTTAAAGATATACGGAAATGTAGACAATGAAGTTGTTGATATAGAAAGAATTGACGCATTAGATAACGGAGATGCATCTGCATCATTTGTTGCGGGTCGTAACCTTAAAGTTAATGGTTGGGAATTTTATTGGAAAGACGTGTGGGAGGAATCAGAACCATCGGCTATTAAACATATAGAAAGTGCAGGTGTTAATGCTGCTATTAATGAAATAAAAGGGACTGGAGCCGATGTGTCTGCTTTCACGTTTCCGACAACTAAAGATGAATTTATTGCATATCTAAAAACTATTACGTTTGATTTCAGCAATCGACCTAATCAAGTATCTGGTTATGGAAGTGTTACATACGGTATTATGAATAAAAATGCTGGAACAACTACTATTGTGGAAGGTATGCGTAACGCTGTGCCTAATAAAATACACAGGTCACATATAGAAGGTCAATATATGACTTTTCCAGATGTAGAATATGCACTGGATTGCCATGTAGAAGGGCAGGATTGTAATATTGTAGGATATGCTTCAATTTGTCATCTTGAGGGCAATGGTTCAGCAGTAGTTCATTCTATGGGAAAGAATGTAGGATTCTTCAGCGAAGCTTGTGCCTGTCATGTTGAAGGCGGCGGCGGAGTTGCAGGAGGAACATATTCTCATGTAGAAGGAGATGGTTGTGCAGCTCTTAATTCTGGAGCACATTGTGAAGGTAAAGGCTACTATAAAAACAGTGTTACCGATTGGAAAAAGCGAACAGCTAAAGACAATGCCTATTTAAAAGATTTATGGAAAAAAATCCTATTCGGGAAAACTGACACAAGTGGATATACTTATAAATTTTCAGCAGCAATTGGACATGCTTCACACGTTGAAGGAATGTCCAATCTTACGCCAACCTGCTCTGCCACATTAGAAGGTCTTGATGAGGGCACAACGGCATCTTTTGTTAATGGAGCAAACCATGCAGAAGGAGCAGGTAATTTAGCTGGCGCCGCAGCTTCTCACGCAGAAGGCATTAGAAATGAAATAGGGGATAATGCCTACGCTTCCCATGCTGAAGGTATTAAAAATATTACCCAAAACAGAGCAGAGCATGCTTCTGGTCAATATAACAAATCAAACAAAGCGACAGATACATTTGGAGATTCAGGCAACACCTTGTTCTCAGTAGGTTGTGGTACATCGGATGCTGATAGGAAGAATGCTTTTGAGGTGATGCAAGATGGAACATGTAAATATTATGATGTTGATACAGGAGAACAGATAAATGTTGGTGTTGCAAAAGAATTATCAAAACCTTTTGATTTGACGATAGGAAGCACAACTAAAAAAGTTAATGGTAAATCGGCTGTTACTTTTTCTGCTGAAGAATTTACAGATAAATTCAATGGAGTTTTAATACAGAAATTAACTACGGCAAGTACGGAAGCTGATATAAGAAGAGCATTTACTGAAGTAAATACTAAAACTGTATTGTTTCCAACTTCAGGTAATGTTATAACCAAACTAAATGGGAATAACAAAGGTATTGTTGTTTCATTAAGTGAACCTGATGCTACGACATTGGGACGAAGCATAGTTGTATATTATGGTGACGGGACTTACACTATTGTTGTAAAAAAGGACTTTACTAAAGTATTAGTACCTTGGAGAAAAGATAGTTCTTTGCGTGACCTGTACATCTCTGCTGGGGCGAAGTACAACGAGACAACGGGTTATTACGAACTGAACGGATTGACGGATATTACTGAAGAACAGATGAGGGTGATATATGAAAAGACTTGGGGATGGTGGATAGGACTGCCAAACTTAAGCGGGTTCGGAGATTCTTCTGCACGAACAAATATTCCTTGCCCCGATTATAAACGTACTTATTATCAATCCAACGTTAACTTAAGTTCATCGTTTGCAACTACTGGCAACTTAGATAATTTAGAGGTACTTAATTTTATTCCAACACAATATCCGAAGGATTTTTCTATCAAATTATCAATGAGGGCTATGAATTGGATGTGTCAAGGCAATGCCAAACCTTTGACAATAATGGGTACTTTCGAGGTTGGCGGTGTGCCAGACAATAATAGTCTTAATATTGGGGGCAATATTAAAACAATCAATATTAAAAACCTTTCAAAAAACATTAAATTTTATGGCAGCAAGGTGTTGTCAAAAGAATCAGTTTTGTATATGATAAATAATTCAGCGGCTACATCGGCTATTACTATCAGTCTAAACAAAGCAGTTTATGATGTGATGAAAGATGACGCTGATATTATAGCAGCACTTGCAGAGAAAACGAACATAACCTTGGTACAAAATACATAGAATTATGATAACAAAAGAAAACCACGAGATTTACAGCACGGCAGGAAAGTACGTGCATATCAAGAACACAGACGTTTATTTCAAACGTGCGGTCGCTGTCCGCTTATCAGTAGAGCAATGTGAGGAAGTGGACGAGATACCGCAAACCACCAACACCAATGCCTACGAGGACAAGGTGGACAGCCTTATCCGCAATCGCTACTCACTCAGAGAGGAACTCGGAACACTGCGACAGAAAGACGTGAAGAAAGCGGAATATGACGCTTATTTCGCCTACTGCGAGCAGTGCAAGGCGGAAGCGAGGGAGTGGTTGAAGGAACATCCTAACGGCGATTTGCCGCAAGTGGAAGATGGTGAAAATGGGCTATAAAAAAACCTCCCGAAAGAGGTTGTTACACAACAAAGATAGGAACATAATTGAAAACCACAAAATGAAACAAGAAAAAAATGACAGGAACGGCAGTGAATAATAGCCTACGCATAGGCACGGCAAGTATGGGAGTGTTCATCGGCGAAATCAGCACATTGCTGTGGGATATGCGGTGGCTGATGCTTCTCGCTGGAGTGCTGATTGTCGTGGATTTATGGCTCGGAGTGCATAAGAGCATCGCCAACAACGTGGACATCCGCGCAAGCCGTGCGTTGAGGAGAACGATGATGAAGATAGCCGACTACCTTTGCGTGGTGATTCTCGGAGCGGTGGTCGGCAAGGCACTCGGAGAACCGCTCGGATGCTCCGCCATAGTCATCGCCGTGGTGCTTATGTCGATAGCGTGCTTGTGCGAACTCGACAGCATCATCAGCAACTGGGGCGAAATCAAGGGAGTGAAAATCAACTTCTTCAAAATAGTTCTCGGTCTTGTTGGCTACAAGCGCAAGGAACTTGGAGAAGCACTGAAAGGAACAATTACAATCACTAAAAAACGAAAGAAATGAAATATTTTACATTGAAAGAGCTGACACGGAGCGACACCGCCACAAAGAATAAGATAGACAACACGCCGACCGACAATGCGGTGAAGAACTTGACTGCACTTGTGGACAAGGTTCTCGACCCTTTGCGTGAAATGTACGGCAAGCCGATATACATCTCCAGCGGCTACCGCTGTCCACGGCTGAACAAGGCTGTCGGAGGTGTCGCTGGCTCACAGCACAAGACAGGACAGGCAGCCGACATCAATCAGCGAAGCCGCGAGGAGAACGCGCGTGTCTTTAAACTGATTGAGGAGAACCTTGACTTCGACCAACTGCTGTGGGAAAACGGCGGTCAGTGGGTACACGTCAGTTATCGTGCTGACGGCAAGAACAGAAGGCAAGTGAAACGACTTTGGAAGAAATGATATGAGAGATGACGAGAAATGCAGATATGTCTGCGTGGTGATAGGCTGGGTGCTGATTGCCGTGCTTGCGGTGATGTGCCTCGGATGCAAGTCGGTGCAGTATGTACCCGTCGAGACGGTGCGCACCGACACTTGCTATGTGAACAAGATACGCACCGATTCCGTGTATGTGCGCGACTCGGTGGTGGTGGAACGTGGGGGCGACACTATCAAGGTGACCGCCTGGCGGTGGCGCGAGCGGTACGTTGTGCAGCGCGACACCATCTATCTGAGCAAGACGGACAGCATTGCCGTACCTTACCCAGTGGAACGGAAACTGACCCTTTGGAAGAAGATGAAGCAGGACATCGGCGGCATTGCCATCGGTGCGTTCATCGTCGTTGTGTCGGCGGTCGTGATTTGGCTGAATATAAAGAAAATGAGGAAATGAAAAAGCTCCCGACATAAATAAAATATCACCACAACATCCTATTTAACACACACGTTCCGTGCGGTGTCGGGAGCCAATTATGCCTGAATCGCACGGACGTTTTGTGTCTTGTAAAGATAAAGCGGATGTTGTGGTTCGGCAAAGTTAGAAATTAAATAGGGAAAATCAAATGAAAACAATCGAAATCTTTGCCGAGGCTGTGAAATTCGCCTCAGAAGCATCCGACATTCCGAGCGACAGGATATTGTCGGAGAGCCGCGACGCTGACGTTGTGGACGCAAGAATGCTCATTATACAGACGCTTTACGACATCGGACTGTATCCACGGAGAATAGCCGAGATGTTCGGAATGACGCCATCCAATGTGCGCCATCTGCTGACTGCTGACAATCGGAAAGCAACAAACAAAATCTACGCAAACAACTTGCAAGCACTGCGCAAGCACATAGCAAGCATCTTCTTTGACGCCGAGTGATTCCGTGCGATATTTGTGATGCGGTTGATATTGACCGTAATTTAAATTCAAACCATTATGACAGCGGAAGAAATGTTGGCGATGAGAGGAGTCGCCAAGAACGCTTGGGGAGAAGAGGAGAGCCGCCCTTGCTACAAGAGAGGACATAGCGGACAACGAGCCACAGGCATTGCACTCGGTGCGGTAGGTGTGGGTCTTGCCATCCTCGGCATCCCATTGGCATTGGTTGCCGCAAAAGCATTCGCATCCAAGGCGGAGGCAATGGCTAACGGCAACTCGCAGATGATTGGGGAAACCAACAACCTTGTACGCACTGTGGCGGCAGGGTTGCAGATGGAGTCACAGAACAGAGAGAACGCAATCCTTATGGAGCGCAAGGAACGTGTCGACAGCACTCCATCGGTGCAGAGCTACATCGACCTTGCAGTGGGAGCCGGAGCATACAGCGGTAGTTCGGCGAACTCGCAGGCGGCAGCCACAGCGGCAAACGTCTATGCGAACAATCCTGCGATGGAGAACTTCTCATTTGTGAGAACGATTCCTTATTCTCAACCTCAGCCGTGTTGCACACCGTGCTGCAACGGCTAACTGACTGCGGAGGGCGGCGGCACGTCTGCCGTCTTCCGCTATTTCGTATATGTTATGGGACTGTTCAGACGTAATATTGACCTTAAACGGATAGACGAGATGATTCCTACAAGCAAATTTGACTTGAAGATGCAATGCCTTTCCATAGCGAGGGGAGATGTGGACAAGGCAGTCAAACTATATGATTTTGTCGCAGGAGGACTTGACATCCCAGATGTCACCGCACCGCCACCGACAACGATGCAGCAGGTGAAGAACATCGCCGGGAGCGTGTTCGGCTGGGTGAAGGAGAACAAGGACGGACTGCTTGAGGCATACAACGTGGTAAGGTCATTGCGCAACGGCAGTGTAGTGGAAACAGCGGCAGAGGCGGTTACCGACCTACCGCCATTGGAATAGAGATATGGAAATAATGCAAATAACGATTCCGGTGTATGCGGAGAGCAAGGACGAGGCTGACGGAATGCGCAGCGCATGGGTGGACTTCTCCAACCAACTGCGGTCAAAGGGATGTGTGGTCACTGCCGCCAAGACATCCGAGGCACTGAAGGCTTGGAACGCCAACGCTCTTGTAAGAGCCGGAATACTCAAACATTACAAACGATGAACATAGTGCAAGCATTGAAGGCGATATTCGACCTTCTGAAGAAGAACTACGAGACAGTGTCGGCTAACAACAAATATCTTGAGAAGATATATGAGAGTCTGACAACGAATGACATATCGTTCACTGACACACCTGATGAAGGTGAACCGATTGACTGATTTCAGGTAACTTTAAAAATTGGATAGTTATGATTAATGTAACACCTATCGCAATTACCGCCACATCCCAGGAATATGCCTGTAGTGTGGTGGAGAATCTCTGCCAGGCATACTGCCTCGCTCAGAGCATTCAACCTCAGTCCGCAGTTTCCTACAGCATCGCATCGCAGGAAACGATAAGCGGAACAACGTTTGTCACCGTACAGGCAACGGGGACGGTGACTTATCAGCCTCGCAACGGCAAGTGCTGCTGCAAGCCTCAAGTGAAGATGTTCACCGAGTCTTTCGACATCATCTTTAAGGGCAACGGCACACCGGCACTCGCACTTACGCAGGGTGTGACAAGTCGGGCTCCGGCAAACGTGAAGTGCAACGGGAACGTTTATGGTTATTCGATGGTTACTGACGTGACCATTACCGCCACCTTTCCCGGATAGCAATGTGGCATCTGGTGCGGATAGTGTTGGCTTGCGTTCTGCTGAACCATCTCGGTCTCGCAGAAGAAATCGCAAGAAGGCTGACGGGTAAGAAACGTCTGCTTCCGCTGACGTGCTCCAAATGCCTCAGTTTCTGGTGTTGTCTGCCATATTCCGTCATCATCCTCGGATGGAATGTGGTGGACTGCATCAGTGCCTCGCTTCTGTGCGCCTATGCCGCTTTATGGTTTGAATTGCTTTTCAGTATTGCGAACAAATATTATGGAAGACTATGGGAACAATTGTAAAATACATTCCACCGAAGAAGACGGTGTACAAGACCGCCACGAAGATCGTGTGCCCGAAATGCGGAAAGAATTAGAACGCTTCGTGCGGTGCTTCCATCTCGGCAGGGAAGTCAGTCAAGCAAGTCCACAAGCTCCTTCTTGATGTCGTCGTCGATGTTGCGGTAACGGGAGAAAGCCTTGCTTCCATCCTTGTGACCGGACATAGAGCCGACAAGATTGGGGTCTTTGACCTGTTTGTAAAGGTTGCCTATGAACGTCCTGCGTGCAAGATGGGAGGAGGCTATCTCGTTGATTGGCCTGCGCACCTCGCATCCTTTGGAAGAATCATAGACAAGCACCGACCTCGTTATGCCGCAGATGGTGAAGAACCGCTTTATGGCTGCGTTATATGCTTGGCCTGCGATGAAAGGGAACAGCCTGCCGTCCTTGTCCACTCCCATATATTTCTTCACAAGCATCCGCGCGCTGTTGTTCAGCGGCACTCTGACGATGTCGGTATGTTCGCTTCGTGTCTTCCGGGGGATATACTCCACGGCTCCGTTTACAATATTGTCGGTGGTCAACCTTGTGAGGTCGGACACTCGGCAGCCTATGCAGCACTGGAACAGGAAAATATCTCTCTGTACCTCAAGGGAAGGGTAGTCAGACAAGTCGTAGTTGGCTATGCGGTTGCGTTCCGCTATGCTTATATAGTAAGGTGTACCGTATCTTTCCGCTTTCACCGACACGTTGTCGGTCGGAGAGCGGTCGATAATTCCAAGCGTCACCATCTCCTTGAACAAAGAGCGCAGACGTTTGAATGTAGTGCATATATAGTTCGCTCCGCCAATTTTCTCCACATCCCTAATGTAAGACAGGAATTTCCTAACGTCATCCTCCGACATCGTTTTCAAGGTAAGGCTGTATGACGGAGAGTATCTGCGTCTGAATACCTCGAAACTTTTCAGTTTGTTCTTCAGCACCTCATATCCTCGCAACGTTCCCAAAGCGATGTTCTTGTGGGCGAGCAGGTCGGCAAATTCCTCATCGAGAGCCATCGGTTCTTCCTTGTCCTCCGGATTGAGGACATCCTCCACCATCCTCTGCAAGTCACGGCTTGTGCGTATGTCCGCATAGTGGGAGGAGTAGACACGCATAATGATGTCCTTGAGATAAGCCACCTTGTTGTCCACATCTTCCCTATAAGCAATCTGGCACATCGCACGCTGTTTGATGCATTCCTTTTTTGAATCCCATAGGGATGGGTACACCATAATGTGGCTGATGAAGTATAACTGCACCTTGCGTCCGTCACTCAGGCGGAAGCGTATTTTGACCTCGGAATCTTTGGTCGTTCGGATGAATGCTTTGATTGTTGCCATACGCAAAGGTATGAAACTTGCACAACACTTGCACAACATTTGCACAACATTTTTGTTATCGGTTGTGATTATTTAATACTATCTATATAATCAAACATTTTAAAATACTGATTGTCAAGTGATATAAAAACAAACCAAGTGAACGGCTAACAAACAACGTTGTCCGGGTAAGACAACAAGGGTAGTCTGACTATCAGAAAGTTATGGTGGATGTGCGGTGGATTTGCACAACATTTGCACAACACGAACAAAAAAAGGGGGACGGTTCTCACGAATCATCCCCCTTTGTCATTTACCAATAACACTAACACAAACTAAAAAGAATTATTTTATCCTTCCATCATCCTTCGGAGTTATCTCAAAGGATGCCTTTGTCAATCTTTGTCCGGGAGACATCGTGCCGACAAGCACGAGGCGGAAAGCCTTGTATGGTGTGCCTTGTATGCCGGTGATGTATCTCTCAACACTTGATGCCACCGGAGTCCATCGCTTGTAGTCTATCGTTCCATACAAGGCGGTCTTTATCTTGTCTCCGCGGGCGATCATCGTGTTGACCGTCTTCAGCGCATCTCCGTCACCGAATGTTATCGGACGTGACACTGCGGCAACAACGACATCGTCTCCGTTCTCCTGCGACAGGTCTATAATGTCCGACCTTGTGCTCTCTACGGACACCTGCACTACGCTGTTTGGGTATGAGTTGGCGATAGCGACAACCTCGCCTGTGCGCACCTCTCCCCATTGCTTGCTCCGGAGCGAGTAGGTAGGAGCGAAGACATTGCCCGGATTGCAGATGAGAATCCGTTGTCCTACGTAGTCGTATGCTATACGGCTTCCGCTGAGAAACCCTTTGAACGATTCAAACGAGATTATGTCGGGCGCCAAGAGTTTCATAAGGCCGGGGAGCGCAGACGGACTGAACCACTCACCGTCCAAAGCCTCGGACAGGCACTGCGTTTGGGAGCCTTGAAGTACCATCAGTCCTCTGTTGGAAGAGAAAAGGATTGCATCGTCTATCTGCGTTATGCTGTCGGCATTGTTGACAACATCCCTTGTCACTGGAGTTACTGACGCGATGCCTCCATTCTCGTTGGTCTGCAACGCCCATATTCCTTCATCGGTGAATGCGTATAGGGGATACTGACCGAACTGCCCTTCAGACAAAGCCTGCGTTGTGGAAGACAGTCCTATGATTTCACCGAAGCCAACCGTGTTTATGCCTGCCACAGGGAAGTAGAACGGCATATTGATGACGGATGTATAGACCTTGTTGCTCAAAACAATATCAAAATCCGATGTGGTCGGTAACGGCTCCGCCTTCCAATTCAAATATCCAAGTACGGATTTGATATTTTTCCAAAATGGAATAATTGCGAACGACCCATTAAGTAGGTTATGCGGGCTCAATGGTAAGTGCGCTGTACTATTCCCATCGGACAAAATCATTTCAGAAGCCCTTGTGTTGGGGTAGTAAAAATAAAACCCCAAGTTGTTGACCGAAACAGCAGAAGTCCCTTTTACAACATCTCCATATTCGGTCTTTATCCTGTTCTTGATTTCAATCTTTTTTGAATCGGCCATAAAGCCACTGACAAAAGACATCTCGTTTGCGTCCCATCCGCGGAATAGCGTTTTTGATATGTTTGCAATGTTCAGACGGCTATTGTACACGAAAGCAGATTGAGGCTTCAGCAAGTCGTGGCTATCATAGTCGTCTGTCATAACTTCCTTGTTGACCAATGATGTTAAATAGCCTTTTTGTATTGGAATCGAGGCAAACTGGGAATACGACCCAACACCATCCGTTGTGAAAGGTATTGATTTAAGAAGATAGAACAAAGACTTGGTGGAAACATCTTTCTGTATTTCGGAATCGCTATATCTCGGAGGACGAATGAAATAAGAGCCTTCCGCTTCCTGATCTATGAAATGGTATGTATTGGGAAGGGGAATCAGCCCTTTACCATCATATTCAGAAATATCGTCAGATGCTAAAAAGCCAAAACTGCTGACCGTCTCTGATAGAAGATCGTATTTAGAAGTGTCGTTTATCACATCCAACCCTCCTTGTTTGTAAGTGTATATTGGCGCACTCACAAAAATATCAATGCTCTGTATTATATCTCCAAAATTAAAAAGGTCGGCACTTTTATATATCACTTTGCAAAACAATTCACCGGAGAGCCAACGAACCCAGGCTTGCAACTTGGTGTCGTTGTCCAAGAGCATGTTTCCAACAATTTGCACCGCATCAGACATTGATGGGAGCATCAAGATTGGAGCTGAATGCAAAGTTAAAGTAGAACCGTCATATAGGCGATAGGCATATCTCACAAGGAATGGGAACATAAAGGCTCCATAATATGAGACTGCCTGATGTGCTTTGTTTACCAATGCGCAGACTTGTTCCTCTATATATCTTTGGTTCTCCTCTTTCCCCCAGTTCGGATCGTTTGGTTTGCATTTGAAAAGAATTTTTGTCGAAGATGTAATCAATTCTTTTTTGTCTTGCTCCGACCAACTATCATCATAGAAATATTTTTTCAGCATAAATCGGACGTCCGGTTCTGGAAGATGCGTTCCTAAATCCACGTATTGAAACAATGGCTTGTTGGTAGAGGCAGGCGTACCATAAGACTTCCAAAGGAAGTAGCGCATTTCGTTTTTGGAGTAGGCGATGAGCGTGTTGCCCACACTCACGATCTTGGGGAGACCGGCTACATATCCTATCTCCTTGAAACCGCTGTCGCCGTCCTCCGCTGTTGGAGGCATCTGATAGTACAGTGTGTTGTCCTTGAAGAAGATGTAGTGTTCGCTTTCTGAAGTCACGGAATGCACGAAGAGTAGTTGGTACTTGTCGGTGACGTTCCACAGGCATTTACCTTTGCCGACCGCCTTCAACTCGCCTTCTTCCGGGATAAGGTTCACAAGGTGCGACATCACTCCGTCTTGTGCGCTATAGTCTGAAGGAGCATTGGAGATGCCCACAAATTCAATGTCTTTGTTCATCATACAGATTGTTTCTCGTTATCAACGGCAGAGCCGTCCCAATGTTGTCCACCTCAACTGCGGAACCCACGGGCAGGTGAGCCTCCCTCTTTCCGCACAGAACGATGATTTTCTTTGCCAAGTCGTAGAAATTGGCACGGAGGAAATTGCTTCCGAAGTTGACCTTACGGCACACACCGCGGAATTTTCCTTTCACATTTCGTTCAGCGACATAAAGATAATATTCACCGCCCGCGTTCCACACATTGATGGCATCGCCGGGGTGCAGACCGAGAGTCTTGCTGACCCTTGATGTTATGTCTATCTGTCCGTTCTCACGGAAGCATATATCCGGTTTCCTTGTTTCCGCCATTCTCATTTCCTTAAAATTTTGAAGTAGTAAAAATCCTTGCATCGGCATCGCACCACTTTCTTCCTTGCAGTCTTGCCACACTCTATCCCATAGTCATAATAGATGCGGTTGACGGAAGGACACGTTGCGTTGAAACCGATGGTGTTGTGCTGAAAGTTTTTCTGCAACGGAGCGAAGGGGGTGTCCTTGCCCACAAGGTCGGGATGGTTAACGCAGAACCCATACTCCCGTCCATCCGAGAACATATGAATCTTATTCTCATCCATATCCACAATATCAGCTATCACTATATCCGCCAAGCGCGGAGATAATGTGACTGAGTTATCTGAATCATCCAACACGACATACAGCCTGTTAAGCATCTTGTCAAGAATCCGTCCAATCATCGTTTTGTATTTGGGTAAATCAATCTACTGCGGAAACTTATGGTTTCGATGTAGGAGAACGACAAGTTTCCAGTTTTCAAATCACGCATATGCTGTTCCGCGTCAGCCTTGTTATCAAAAATGAAACTGCAAATCTCATATTTTCCGGTTCCTTTGGTGTTGACTATGTTGGCATAGTACTTATACCCCAGAAGGTATGATATTATTCGTTGAATCAAAGACATTTCCATAAATAAACTTTTTACTAAGGTAATAATTAATTGCCTATCAGACAACTTTTTTTGTTAATCTTAAAGCTCCGTTTTCTCGTAGTTGAACAAACTTACAGGTTCAAGGCGTCTGTAATATTCCTCCACTTGATGCTCGGGAACAAACAATTTTTCCGTGACGTGGTGTTTGGATGTTGATGACAAAGAAGAAATGTGCTGTCTTCCGAACACCTCGCAGAAGCCTTCCGGCATGTGGTATTCGGATATTACCACAAGTTCAGTTTGTCGTTTTGCCCACTCATAGAACTCATTGTGGTTGAAGTTTGACGAATATACGTTGGTGTTACAATAAGGAATGTCGCAATAGACCACGCTATTTTCGGGGATTCGGACTTCTCTGTAGTCTTTATAGGAAGGTTTGATTGTGTTGATTCGGTCACGGAACTCCATCAGTGAATTAATGCGGTTTAACCTCTGAAAGTTTTCAAGACTCTGAAGGTTGTTAAGGATGTAATTCTGTTTCTGCAACGCATAGACCTCCGCATATGGCTTCAGCGGCATCCATTCGCGCATCTTGTTGTAGTTTTCTTCGGTTGGGAATTGCCACTGCAAATAGCCGAAATAGTGGCTAGCCATAACGTTTCCCAATCGGCGTTCAACCTCTTTCTGTGACAGCCCACTCTCTTTTAAGGCATCACGGAGATACTGCCTCAGCTCATCACTTGTCAGCTTAATCAGTTCCTTGATTCGCGTCATCACATCCTGTGATGGCATCCGCTCTCCGCGTTGCGCAAGATACCATCCGATATAGGCGGCCTTGTACTCGTCTTTGTGTGCAATGATGTCGGTTCTAGTGCCGTCGGTATTGACTCCCATCGCTCTGAAGGCAGAAAGGTCGTTGTACACACGCGCCCAATGCAATGCCCGTTTCCACGGCTCGATTTCTTCCGAGTACAGGTAATCGCGAAGGTTGTTTCCGAAACTCCAACACACCGCGATGCATGGGGAAGTTTCTTTCAGTCTGAGGAAATCTTCGCAACTAATCCACCGAGTATCATCCTTGTACTTGCCGTTGGCGGCGCCGAGGAAAAGACGCAGACCTCGTCCGTCAAGGTCGTTGGCATAGATGTTCTTCCACTTGCCACTGAGAAGGGCGGCATGCGTTATCGCACACCCACCGCAAAAAAGGTCTACAAAATTTGATGCAGACGGAAGACGTCCTATCAGACTTTCCGCAATCCTATTCTTGCTACCTTTATAAGGTACGCCAAAACTTGTTTTCTTCATCTATCTCAAATTATCGTTTACTCGTTCGAACCGCTTGCACGCAGGGCGCATCTGTGACGCGTTGTAAGAAGGCCACTTGCAATGTCCCTTTGCGGCAACCTCATATCTGTAGTTGGCGCACACTCCACAGCATCGGAACTTGTCTGCCTGTGCCACGCTGATGCTCTTCAACTCTCTAATGGCAGCGTCGATGCAAGCCTCCAATGTAGCTCGCTTGCGTTTGTTCACTTCGTTCACCTGTGCTGCTACGCTCTTCTCCTCGATGGCGATGCACGCTTTTTGTATCGCTACAAGGTTGTTGATGCTTGGCGGAGTTATCTTCAACGGCACTTCCGCACACGCGGCTGCAAGCCGTTCGGTATACTCCTCGGCAAACTCAATCGCCATAAGCGAGAGAAACCGCACCACCTCACTCTGTGCGTTTATGTCGGAATCGTCGACATCATAATTGAGCGAGCGGATAAATTCCTCCACGTTAAGACGGAGCAACGAGAACACCTTCTTCGTGTCCTCGAAGAAGCGGTATTCGAGGAACTGCATCAATTGCAGTTCAGCTCCGTACATTCCTCCTGTCAACTCCTTGTTGAGCGCACGGATGGCGTTGCCGAGGTCGCAACTGACACGCTTGTAGATAAGTTCTCCTTTGTCGTTGGTTTTGAAGTTGAAGCACAGATATCGGAGCCGTTCCGCCTCACGGATCGTGAGCAGTGCGATGAACAATGGTTTAAGCACGAGGTTTCTCACCTCGCAAGGTTGGAGCGGTTTTGGTGGCAGCTCCGAAGCCACAGCAGTGCGTCTTGCGGTCGCTGCCGTCAGTCTGATGGGAAATAGTATCATTGGGAAAAAGAAAGGGAGGAAACCGATGCTTCCTCCCTGTTGTCCTCTGGGGTTAAAGTTTTTTTATCTACGATAGTAGAAATTAGTTCGTTTCAATCCACAGCCTTTCGGCTGACAAAGTTTTGAATCGATTTTCGTTTAAATCCACAGCCCCATTAGGGGCTGACTCCCTTCGGACACCACAAAGATAGTGCAGAGAGTCTCGTAAACAAAAAACTTTAACCCAATTAACAGAGGGAGGTTAATAATGTTAAATGTTATTCTTTAAGTTTTTTAATGTTCAATCTGATTCCGTTGACGACACAGAACTCGCACATACTAAGTGCAGCGGTCATAAGGTCTTTGCCCTGTGGCAAAACGCCTGTTATTCCAATCCAACCCCAATTCAGCATCCATATTTTATTATAATATCTCGATATTATTAAATCACCATTTAAACATCCACCATTTATAGGTTCGAAACAATGTTTATTGGTTTGGGCATTGTCTGAAAATGCTTTTTTCTGGACTGCATTATCGACATCGGGAATTAGATTCAGTACATTCTCCAACGTGCAGTATTCTTCTTTTAAGTCTATATTGCAGTAAGTCCGCAAATAGGCTCTCACTTCTTCTTTTGTCATAATGTTAAATAAAATCGTAAATGGCAATATCGCCTTGTGGGTTCTGCTTGTTCTTCTTGTTGCGCCTCCACGCATAAGCAAAAGGCATTATCTTCTCGTACCACCGTGCGTCCTCCATCATGGAGCCTACGTACTGGGTAAGGTTCGGCTTGTAGTATAACTCCGCAATCTGCGCCCAGTCGCCCTTGCGGTTGCCGCCGAAGAGGTGCATCATGCTGTGATTACTCCACTCTCGACAGAACTCCTTGAAGTAGAAAACGTTATGGTTTTGTTTGTTTGGGTCTTCGAGAATCAGACGCACAAAGGCACGTTGTCTATAGCGGAGTATCAGTCTGTCCAACTTCACCAAGACATCGATAGGCTTGACCTCGTGCGTACACTCATAGAGTCCGTGAGCGAAGTAAGGTTCGCCCTGCTTGGTGAAGCGGATGCGCAAGTCGAAGCATCGTGCGCCATCGTACCACTGTTCCTCGATTGTCTTGCGCTGACACCGAGCGAACGGAATCATAAACCATCCATACCACTTCTGCGGTCGGAGATAAGTCATTGAATTGTGTGTGCCGATTATCGGCGTTCCTTGTTTCTGTTCCATTTTCTTTAATCAATTTTTAATTCAAACAACAATTCCTCTTGTCGAGCAACTGACGGACTCACCTGCATTATAATCATCTCTATGTCTTTTCCTATCTGAAAATATAAGCGTTGTCGCTCTGCGCCTCTATTCAGCAACAAAACTCTTCCGCCTGTCGCTTTTGCCAACTCGCACAAGAGAAGCAGATATTTCGGCTTGACGATTGCGTCGGCAATCTTAACCATGCCTTTTCGCTCAGTAATACTGTATCCGCCACATATTGGACATTCTCCTGAAATCTGATAATCTTTTCCAAGTCTATCAGTGTATGTACACCAGACCCTTCCAATACCTCCACACTCTTCACAAACGGTGAAAAGGTCTCCCCAATAGGTGTAGTTTTTGCTCTTCAGTTTTTCTTGCAAAAGTCCAATATCCACCAAGCAGTTGCAAGTCTTAGAGGGAAAACAGTGATCAATATCAAGTTGCTTGGTTAGTGGCGAGTAGCCGCCGTTGTTTCCTTGCTTCTTAACTCGTATCAACGAATATCCGTCCGTTGCGACAATCCATTCGCCATAGACAAACGGTTTCTTGAAATATTCGCGAAATTCAGAAGCTTCGGTTGCGAGCGTCATCAGCACTCTCTTAATCTCTTTTTTCATACATTCGTCATATTAATTCGTTCTCGATACAAAATTCCGCCATCTTGATTGCCGCCTCTGTAAAGCTGGTATCTTGTGGCTTGCGACCGTTGATTACCTCCTTGTCGAAGTCGAACACCCATCGTCCATACTGCACAGATATGGTCAAATGTCCAGAGATGTTCGGATAGTCTCCGTCGCTGTCCAAGCATTCTTCATATTCTTCGTTCGGGTTGACAACCCGAATCCATTTTGTCTGCGGCACTCTGTCCACACGCAAAGGCAGACAATCCAAAAGGTTCTGCAACGTCCATTCCTTGCCAAGATTAATGCCAAGACTTACCAGCTTCTTAATTTGCTTTGTCGTAAAATCATTATTGCCTTGAATAAATTCGAGGAAGTCAGCGGCAAGGTAGAACAGAAGTCTTTCTCGGCTTCTGTTCGCCAAGTTGTTGACTACGTATCTTGCAAAGTCCTCTTTGTCCATCCGTGACAGGTCGCTGAACGCCTTAAAAATATCCATTCCAGTTTCGTTTGTCATAATTTCAATGTTTTTTAAATATCATTTTTCTCTTCCTTTTTGATAAATTCTAAATAGTTGAGAGGAATGGATTTGCACCATTGACCTGCTGTCGAGGGGATTGAGCCGACAACTCCGCACCTCTTATTGGTTGTCATCATGTGTGCCGCTGTTCCTTGCTGCCGCTCTACTGCCTGAGCTACCTCTCAATGTGGCAAGCACCACCACTTGGTTTTGCGTATGATGCCTACCGTGCTTAACTAACTCATACTTATTTTATCGAATATCATAAATTCATTCTCCTTATCTCGTTAATTTTATTAACAACTTCGCCGACTGAATTGTCGGTTGAAAACTTGTGGATAAGCGTGCAGCCATTTGCAATGTACAACGATCCGTCAATAAGTCTGACGGACAGGCTCGCGCACACTTCTTCATTTCTTCTCTGCGCCCTCCTCCTCTGCTGGCGGAGGAGCCACATTCTGTATTGCTTTATCATTGATTTAGTTTTTATAAAAAGACCTTGTTGTAAAGTTCGGCGAATTGCTTGCCGAATTGCGCGGCGCGCGCGGACGATTTGAAGCAAAGCAGAGAACCGATATACGCATACGCATGCGAAGGCGTGCGACTCGCAGACGCGAACACGAACCCCGCAGCATCCTTGTTATACACGAACCACGGAAACCACTTGTCTTGATTCCAATCCGAGAAATCGGGTACAAATCCATCTTCCTTGTTCCATGCCTGTGCGATGGTGAACAACTTGTTCAAGGCAATCAACGCTTCAATGTGCTTGGGGTTGATGTCGGTCACAAGTCTTGCGACATCTTCAAGCTGGACAACGTTTCCGGAAAGAATCATCTTTGCAACGGTAAAGTCCGCATTCGGCTTGCCACCAAGTGCCTTTCTTGCACTATTAAAATCTGTAACGGTTTCATTGACATCTTTAACATATACTTCTTCAAGAATAAAGTCGAATGGTGATAAATAATTGTCAGCGTCACAATTTTCGTTGTGGTAGCGGATGTAGTTCATCATGCTTGCTCCAGCTTCTTCGCATGATTCGTAGACGGCTCGCATAACAGTCTGTTCGCTTCCGTCAGCGTTTTTTATAATGTATTTTCTCATTTTTTCTATTGATTTAAAAATTCTAAAAGTTCTTCCGCTTGGCTGAGGGCGAAATCGGAATCGAAGCCTTCATCGTATTCCTTGACAGTCACCCATCCGTACCATTTTCTCACCTGCACCGCATAGGTGGTGATGCTTGACTGCACGATTGGAATGCGGTCGCTGTGCGTGAAGCACGCATAGATTCTCGGTCGTATTCTGTACCTCATTCCTCACCTCCTTTCGGTTTTTTGCGCGCTTCAGCGTCAGCGGATATAACTGCATTTATCTTGTCACGCTCTTTTGCTGCAATATGGTTGTGAGCATAGAGGCGAGCAGCCACATATATGTTGTGACCGAGTCCTTTGTCTTTGAGCATCATCAAATAGATGAGACGCGCTATAGCGTATGATGTCCCCGCAGCATGAGCCCACATCTCGTCCTCTTTATTATTTGCCAAGATTACCACTGCTGTACGATTCTTCTTGTCTTCATTAAGCCAATATTTACTACAGTTGATGATTTTTTCTGCTTCTTTCATTGTCTTTTAAATTTTTTATTAGAGTTAAATAAACTTTATTCCTCGCCTCCTTTCTTCAGTTCAGCGATTAGAGCGTCAGCGATCATGACTGCATCTTTTACTCCACGTTCGAGACCCTTGCCGTAATATTCAAGAATCGTGTGCGGTAATATATCCTTTGCTATCTCATATCTGCGCTGCTCCCAGTCTGGAGTGCGCAATGTCTTGGCGATACTCACCACCGCCTCCGCTTGTCTTTGTTCTAAAACATTCATTGTCTTTTAGTTTTGTTAGATTATGTCAAAAATGTCCAGTTGTCTTGGTTCTGTCACTCGTCCGGAGGGGAAGAACAATTGCTCGAAGATATGTTCCATACAGGCGACCACAATTGAGTTGCCTGCGAGCTTGTATTGCTGGGACTCCGAGATGTACATCGGCTTCCCGTTCTTTCTGTGACCCTTGACGTAGTTTTTGATCTTGTTGTAGTCCTCATCTGAGACATCCATCAGGCGGAAACACTCGCGCGGAGTAAGTCTGCGGATGCGATATGGGAACGTGTCGCCGTAGACGTTGTTAGGTCTGGCGGACGTGAGGGTTGACCCCACGGATTCGGCGAACTCGGTTTGTAGTTCTGCGACACCGCTTTTCGCTTTGTCCTGCCTATAAGGTCGCAGATTGTTGTCCTTATCCACCGACACACCGCAAGGCTGACGGCGAACCTCCTCCGCTACTCGGCGAACCTCCTCCGCTACTCGGCGAACCTCCTCCGTCTTCGGCTCCAGGGCTGCGTTTTCCTCGCCCGTGAGGAGAGTGCCGATGATGTCGCCCTTGTTGCCCTGTACTCTCCCTCGGCGAGTACGGGATGACGGCTGGGAGATGTTGACCGCACCGTACTCCTCCACCTCCGCAAAGCCTTCCCTTGTGTTGGCTTTGATGCGCAAAGGTTCAAGCAGCATATTGTCCTTCTGTACGCTTGTGATGGTGTTGGACACACCGTCTGTTCTTGGTTTCATCTGTTGCATATATTTCCTTTGTATGTTAATTCTGTGATTCTCATAATCCTTTCTCAGAAGTTTGGCTTCTTCGGTGCGCTTGGGAGTCAATACGTTAGGCTCTCTTCCTCTGCTCGCCACCACGAACGGCTCGGCGATAGAGACGGTCTCTCCGTGGTTGTTCATAACTGTTGGAGATACCCCCCCCACGTTATAAACCTTACCGCAAGCGTGGTTGCTCGGATACTTGTTCATCTCAACAATCGGCTTTGGCTCCAACACATACTGAGCAGTGTTGCCCCTTGTCCCTGTGCTGCAATGGATGGTGTTCGCTACCTCTTTCGTGTGGTAGTTCTCAATCTTTCCTTTCTTGTCGCGTGAGTAACTCTCAATCTTAGGTTCTTCTTTCATCTCGATTATTTTAGGAATCACCCCCCCCCTCGGTGTACTCAAACTTGTGGTTGGTGGTGGTTTCGGCGTTCCATTTCAAGCGTCCAAGAATCACCTCCGTTTTAAGGTAATATTTCTCCTCGACACTCTCTCCATCGTGGTATGTGACAAGGATGTCACGAAGCCGTCTTTCCAAAGGGAACGGCTGAGGAAAATCATACTTGATGCCGCTCGGGAACAACTGTGGGAACGTGGCGGACGCATCCTTGCGGATGCTTAACGCGAATACCCTCACACGGTTCTGCGGAACACCGAAATCTTTGGCGTTTATCTTCTTCCAAAATGTCCTGTAGCCTTGCTCGTCAAGGTAGTCTATCCATCGCTGGAAGTCGGGCATAAACTTCTTGGAAGCCAACGCCGCCACGTTCTCGAGTAAAAGGAATGACGGACGCTTCGTCTCTATCGCCCTCCTACACTCCCATAGCAATGATGAGCGCGAACCACTGCCTTCCCGCAAGCCTCGCTGAAGTCCGGCATTGCTGATGTCCTGACAAGGGAAGCTGTAGGTGAACAAGTCAAAGTCAGACACTCGCTCCCAATCGACCTTGCTTATGTCACCGTGGTTGCATTCGGCATACTCGGGGAACACGGCATTGTGGGCGGCTATTGCGTCATTGTCAATCTCGCTCCATCCGACAAGCTGGAAATCCGCACCGCCAGCGTGGCGCCGTGCGACTCGGCGCAGAGCCATCATCTGCGAGCCGTATCCAGCGAAAACCTCGAACACTCTGATTCTCATATCAATCCGTTATTTGTGCTTCCGAAACCGCCTTTTCCGCGCTCGGTCGCTTGGTTGAACAACTCTTTCTCATCCACAACATCGACACCCTCATAGCTCACGGGGGTAAGCACGAACTGCGCCACCTTCATCCCTGGATGAATTACTTCTATGCTCCTGCCGACATTGATGAGATGTATATAAATCTCGCCTTGATAGCCCTCGTCCACCACGCACGCTCCGACAACGAGCGTTCCTTTGGGGGTGTTTGCCTTTGGCGTCAGACCGACACGCCGCATAGCGTCTGTGGATGTCGCCACGCTGGAGCGGTTCATCGCAATCAGCGCGTAGCCGTGCGGCACTTCCGCCCTTATACCGCTCGGCACGAGGATGTCAGTCCCCGATGTCAGCCGAGCCGTGAAGCCTTTTGGGACGTAGAAGTCGATGCCTGCCGAGCATTCAGTCCCTCTTGTGGGGGTCTTCACCTCCCTAATCTTCGTTATCTTCATCTGTTTCAAAAAGTCTTTTTTGATAATGTTTCTCATACATCCATTGCTTATAAGTCATCATTGATATCCACATATCGAACCTCTCTTGGGCGGACATTGGTTCGTGGGTCGTATTTGCCCATTTGTTCTTTGTGAGCCAGTCAATAGTCTCCACCCACTTCTTCTTCACGTATGGCCACCGCTCAATATCCTTTAGTTTTTTTTTGTACGAGGCCATAGGGCAGAGTATGCACCCGATGCGTGTATACCCTTGATCATATAATTCACAGTGCGGCACCTTGACAACTTCGTTTAGGAACTCCCACACATTGCGCTCTGTCCAGTGTAGAATGGGAGAGATGATAATCTTGTCACGCCCACGCACACAGGCTACCATTTCCTCTTCATGTTTTGAGAATTGGTCAAAAGTCTCAGATATTTTGAAATTGCTCGACGTTATCTCGTTCCGCTTGCTGCGTCTAATTGACTCTTCCCTTCTGAGCCCCACAAGAGTCACCTTGCCCACACCGCCAATCTCCTTGTACTCGGCGCAACACCACCGAACTTTTGCAGTTGGTAAGATGCCTTTCTTCTTTGCCATATCGTATATGCTTATTCTCGGAGGCACGCGCACCACGTCTGGATACTGACGCTTCACGAACCGCACCACTTCGCCAGGGTCAACCGACGTGAAATTCATATATGCCTTGAATTTCACGTTTGCCATCTGCGCAAGATGAAGCAATGCCTGCGAGTCCTTACCTCCGCTGAAAGCGAGAAAAAAGCCGTCATCGGGGTCAAACCTCAGAGCCAGAGCTTCCGCCTTCCGCAACAGTGCAATGCTGTAGTCTATTTTTTTCTCTAAGATCGTTTGTCATCTGTTTCTGACGATTTTAATTGTTCTTGGATCGATTCTGACAATTCGCCCTCCCTCGTCACGCTTGCGCAGGACAGGAAGCAACTCAAGAGCCTTGCGGCGGCTCAATCTCAAGTCAGCCTTTGAGTTCTCTATAACGTCGTAGTTCATAATCAGTACAGTTTATTGAGTTCGTAAGCCTTGATCACTCTTCTCACATCCCTCTGCGTCATTAGGTAATCCTTGGCGATGACACTGACGGGGGTGGAAAGCATATGCGCCTTGTAGACATCCTTGTGAAGAGGGAATCGGATGTCAAGCATCTCCACAATCATTTTCTGTTTGGGGGAGTAGTGCGCTATCGCGTCGCGGGAAAAATAGTCCACCGCCTCACTCTTGGCCTTGAAAGCCATCGCCTCTTCCTCCGGAGTGTAGTAGTTTTCGTTCCTCATAGCGCAGCAGTAATTTTGCTTGACGCTGAAGGTTGATCAAGCGAAGGTTGTTCTTGTCGTGGGGAATCTCCACGACCGCCCTCGCACACCGCATCAGCAGTCTGTAGTTGTTTGTCGAGATGGTCTTCATACGCTCTTGCCTGTCCTTGCAGGTCGTTGATGGTGTGCAGGCATCGGATGATGTCGTTGAGTTCCCCTTCATCGAGATGCGCCCAGTCGTTGGCTATCGGTCTGAGAGCCGCTTCCGCCACGAGCAGCGCAGTGAGGAACCTGCTGTTCACACGTTTGTCTTTTTGAATCTGTTCTTTCATTTTTTTCAGTTAAAATGGTAGTTGTTCACGATTTGCCGTCACCATCGTAGCCGTTGGCATATCGGCAAGGTCGGAGAACCTTGTGTATTGCTTCTCGTAGGCGGCAATGAACGATGTCGTACCCGTGTTTCTGCCTTTAGCGACGATGATCTCCGCTGTGCCGTTGGTGCTGACATTGGCGAACCTGTCCTTGTAGGCAAGGTTCTTACCCTCCGTCTTGTAGTACTCGGGGCGGTAGACGAATATCACGTTGTCGGCATTCGACTCAATCTCACCGGAGCCACGCAGACGGGCGAGGGAAGGGTATGGGTTCATGCGGTCACGGCTGAGTTGGGAGAGCAGAATGATGCTCACGTCAATCTCACCGGCGAGCCGCTTCAGAGTGGCGCAGATGTCGCCAATCTCCTGCACACGGTTGTCAATCTTGCCCATAGAGATGAGCTGGAGGTAGTCGATGACAAAGAGTTTCGCCTTCTTGCGGTAGGCAAGCTGACGTATCCAGGCGCATATCTTCGCCACGCTCTGCGCCTTTCGGTTGAACCACATAGGCAGCGTTCCCGTCCTCTCCACTGCGGCGCCCACGCGGTTGTAATCGTCCGCTCCGAGCCGCTTGTAGAGAATGTCCGAGGAAGACACCTGCGCATCGCCCGACACCATACGTGCCGCAAGCTGCATCACCGACATCTCCAGCGTCACCACCCCCACACCGACACCCGCGGTGGCGGCATTAAGGGCGAACGTCAGCGCAAGGGAAGTCTTGCCCATAGACGTTTCGCCGGCGATGATGGTCAGGTCTGTTGTGTGCAGTCCTCCGCGCTCGTCTATCCCTTTAAGCCCCACGGGGATTTCAGGTGCGTTGTGCGTCCGTGACTGATTGTCGAACACGTTGCGCATCACCTCGTTGCAAGCCTCCTCAGCCGTCACCATTTCCGTGGTGTTCGACACAAGGCAGTTGGCAATCTCCGTGTTGAGCCGCTGGAGGGTCGTCTCTGAAGGTTCGAGCGGTTGCATAAGTTTCTGCTGTGCCTCCATAATCGCGGCAAGCGTGCGCCTCCTCACAAGCAAGTCGGTCAACAGTTCGTCCGTTCCGTAAGCGGAAGTCACGGGACGAGCACACTGCTCGTTGAATGCAAGGAATGCCGCCTTGTCCACCGTCATCAGCCGTGCCGCCACCGCCATCATATCGGCATCGCCTCCGTTGTTGCGGATGTACAGCATCGCCTCCCATATCGTGCGGTTCTCCGGGACTGTGAACACTTCAGGGTCAAGGACATCGGCAAGACGGTAGAACTCACCGCTGTTGGTGACGCAGGCACTAAGCAGATTGGCTTCCGCTTCCGGATTGCACAGGCTGTTCATACTCTGGTGGTTTATAGGATTCCTTGAAGTTCTTCATTCGCTCGTATATCTCCTCCTCGAAGCGCGGAATGCCGATGAAGAAAGGCTTGCCGTTGCCGACATCCTGCATATAGTGCCGACCGAAGGCGGTGAAAATCTCATCGTCGTAGCCGAGGTCGTCTATGTGCGGAGCCATAAGGTCGTAGAGGAACTCGTTCCACGCCGGCGGCTGGGCAAGTTCTCCGTTGGCTCTACGGATGTTTAGGAGCGAATCAGCGTGCTTCTTCGCGTCTTGGATGGTCTTGTAGTCCTGACCACGCTCAATCCAGCCACGCTTGATGGTGTGAATCTGCACGGCAAGTCTGTCACGTGGTAGGTTGTACTTGTAGCACATAGCCTCCACCCACATATCCTCGCCCATCAAAACGTCCTCAATCTCCGACACTGGAATGATCTCCGTTGCCGTCGGCGATGTCGGTTTTTCTCTTTCTTTTGCTACGACGTAGTCGTAGTTTTCTTTCTCTTCAAGGGCTTTTTCTTCTGGGGTAGTAGGGGGTGTGGGGGGAGAAGGGGTTTCTTCTTTTTCGGAAAAACAATTCAAATCAATTGTTTTATTTGTTTTTATTTGTTTTTTTTGTTTTTCAATTGTTT